GATGCTACGGCAGATGCATTATTTCTTGGATTCAATGATGCCGATCTCAACAATGGAACCTATGGATACCTTGATTTTCTTTATTTGAGAAATTCAATTCTGACTGCAGCCTGGATTACAGCAGAACTTCTCAACCTAAAAACACCAGCATCATTTTATACAGTAGGTGCAGTTGAATCTGATGGTGGATTGCCAACAGAGGTGCGGCAGGCAAGAATCGATATCAGCGGCAATGCTCGTAATCTTTCTGATACAGGAACAGTTTCGACTGGTGATGTCTTAGGGAAGATTGGCAATGGTGCATATTTTAGCGGATCAGGACAGCAGCTGCTAACAAGAACAACTGCACCAGACTTAACAGGTGATGCCAATTTCACAGTTGCATTCAGAGTGAAGCCTCATCGCATATCAAATCCTGCCGCTGATGATTACTGGCATTTCAAGATAGGGACAGAATTTGAAATAAGAGTTGGCTTCAAAAATGGTCAGACTGATGCCTATGTGATCGCAACCTCACCCAGCCTAACAGCTGATGCAGGTAATGTGATTTGGGCTGATGCCTGGACAACTATCATTGTCTTTTTCAATGGATCAGGTTTATATGTCGAGATTGATAATGAAAGTGCAGCGAATGATGATGGAGCCAGCACAGGCTTTACCACTCCGGCTACAAGCATTGAGATGGGAATATCTGCAGCTGTTGATATGACAGTTGTGATTGATGAAGTGGGCATATGGGTTGGTGCAAATGCGCTGAGTCCATCTGAGCGGGCAACTTACTGCAATGGCAACTATGGGCAGAGGGCATCTTTTGCAACATAGCGGCGAAAGGTTACTGTCATGGATGATAATGAAAAAGCTGCTATCAATCTCCATAAGGAATTGATTGAGACTCTTTATCAATTGAAAGCAGGTCAATCAATTCTTGCAGAGGGACAGGCAGGAATAAATAACACCCTGAAAGAAGTGAATACATCAATTGATAAATTATTCAGACGGTCAGATGCTCATACTGATCAGATAAAGGATAACACCCAAGCGATGAAGATCCACATTCTTGAGTGTCCCCAAAAGGAAAAGATTGAAGAGATGAATATGAAACTGATCTCTGGCAATTATCCTGCACCGGCGGCATTAAAGGAACAGGTGACAAAACTTGAGGTGCTTCTGACCAAGGTTCAAACTGAAAGAGAGACTGAGGCAAAGAAGCACAACAAGTGGATAGACATCTTGCTCATCCCAGTGGTCAAGTGGGCATCACTGGGGCTTGTGGCCTATATCGTTTTGGTATTGATTTCACATCTAAAGGAGATGCCAATCAAATGATACAAACATCAGCGTACAAAGTTGCAAAAACATTCCTGGGCACCAAAGAGCTTGCTGGCAATATCGACAATCCTCTGGTGCTCTATATGCTTCAGAAAATAGACAGATCAATCCAGCACGATGAAACGCCATGGTGCTCTGCCTTCGCAAACTTCATAGCAGGCATACTTGAATTGCCGCAATCCAAGGCTCTGAATGCTCGAAGCTGGCTGGCTGTTGGGCAACCAGTGCTGCCAGAGAATGCGCAGGTTGATTGTGATGTCATAATAGTCAAGCAGGCAGTTGATGATCCTGGCCCACAGGTGACGGCATTCAGAGGCCATGTTGGCTTCTTTGGAGGATGGGTGGATGCAGGGCGCACCCGCGTGAACATCCTGGCAGGCAATCAGCATGATGGATCTGTTTGTGTCACAAGCTGGCCTGCAGCTTGGATACTTGGAATCAGACGGTTGGCATAACAACAATACAAAGGAGTTTGAAATGCTTATGAACAAACACGCAATATGGGCTGCTTATTTCATGGCAGCTTTGCTCACACTGATCGGCAAGCTGGTTCGATATGTTCAGGAAGGAAAGAGGAATGGCAAGACTACCAAACAGTGTCTCTGTGAATGGTTCTTTGAATCCACCAGAGAGAATCTATTCTCATGGATAGCTACTGTGGGCATTGTTTGGGTGCTTGGTGTTCTGTACATCGAAAGGCTTGTTGATGCATCAGGAATTCTTGGAACTGTCTTCAGCACAATCCCTGTTCATGTATCAGGCGCTGTCCTTTTAGGGTATCTGGCAGAGACGCTGGCACCCAATTTTCTTAAATGGGCCATCTCAAAATTCCCTTATCAGGCTGGATAGCACCCCAGCAACCGGATTTCAGATGAAAGATCACCTCTTTTATACCTCTATAAACGCCCAGATACCACGTGGCATTTGGGCAGAGGCATCTTTTTAAGAGAAAGGACAGGCAAAGACATGGGATTTATCCTTGGGTTGTGGTCTAAAGCCACCCTACAATACCGAATTATTGCCATAGCTGTGCTCTTGGGTGCTCTTTTCCTTGGCTGGAGGTGGTATACAAATCGCATCTATGCGCAAGGCAAGGAAGCAGGCAGGGTGGAGATGAGCAAAGAGATGGTGAAGGCCAAAGAAAAAGAATGGGCCCAGAAGGATGCTGCCATTCAGGCAGATCGCACCAAGTTGGAAAAAGAGATTGATCAGAAGAGGATCACATATGCTGCTCAATTTGCTGAGTTGGATAGACAGCGCACAGATACCAAAGTTGCTCTGAATAAATTTGCAAAGACATTGGACAACGAAAGGGAATTGAACAATGCGCAAGTATACCGCATTCCTGCTGTTGAGCTTGATGGTGCCATCCGTGATTTGTCAAACAAGCTCGCCAGAGTCAACACCCCAACTAAATGAGGGTGAGAAACGGCAAGTATTACTGCAGCTGATAGAATTGCAGACACTCCGGCAAAAGGTTCAGCTGTATGAAGAATTCTTCAGCAAGATGGATGAGCAGAACAAAAGTGCTGTCTCCACATATCAGCAGGCCATAACAACAGAGAAGGAAATTGCTGATGTTACAATCAAGAGCAGAGATGCTGAGATTGTGATGCTGAAGGAAAAAGTTGATTTCTATAAGCAGCAATATGAACTCCTTGTCAAGAAAGGCCCAAGCTTCAAATGCATTATGAAGAAGATATTCACACTTGGTATTGGGCGGTGCTGATATGAGGATGCTGTTGATGGGCCTATTGATCATCTCATTCTGCAGCAGCGCTGTTGCTGGTGATGTTCATCTTGCCTGGGATGCCAGTATCAGTCCAGGTGTGACCAACTATCAGGTATATGTTGGAAGCTCATCAAGGTCATATGGAGTGCTAATAAAGATCGGTAACCAGTCAGCCTATACAGTATCAGGATTGAAGCCTGGTACATATTTCTTTGCAGTGACCGCAATGGATGCTGCTGGAAATGAATCAGACTTCTCCAATGAAGTAAGCACCACCATTGCAGGCCCAGTTGAATTCAAGATCACCAGTCAGACTGCACAGATGAACTGGTATGGGGTGGTACTGCTGGCCACAACAAACACAAAGGCCACAGCAATTCTGCGCTATCAAAAGGTTGAACCCAATGCTGGGTGGACAACGATTGTTGCAAGCCAGACGCCAAGAACAGAACACAGAGCAATAATCTACATGGGGAAGTTCAAACCATCAGTCTATTGGCGATATGAATGGACCATCACAGATGACAAAGGGAACAAGGTGACTGGTGGCAGCACATTTCTGAGGTGATGGATATGATCAAATGGGTGCTTATCTCTCTTGGAATAGCAGCGGCTGTATGGCTCATCATCAAAAAGGTGCTGGGCAAAGAAGAGGTTGGCAGTCTTGTATTTTATAGAATGGTGGATAACAAAATAACAACAGAAAGGATTGAGCGTATGATTCTGAAAGACAATCAGCAAGGCCAGTTGGCTGTAATGGCTGTCTCCAAAAAGGGACACCCTGCACAGGTAGAAGGAACACCGGCATGGCTTTCTTCTGCTCCTGAAATTGCATCTGTCACCCCAGCAGCAGATGGGCTTTCGGCCACAGTAAAGGCAGAGGTCAATCTGGGCGATGCAGCAATCAATTGCTCTGCCCAGGTGATGGAGGATGGCAATTTGGTAGCAAAGAACAAGAGCATCACTGTATCGGTTGTTGCTGGAGATGCCAGCGACATCAGCATCATTGAAGGTGAAATCACAGATCAACCTGTCTAACCATTATTGGAGGTGCAGCTTTGGTAGGCTTGTACAAAAGTAAGCCATTAAACAGCAGAGCCTGATTCTGCTGGCCAAAGCTGCAACATTATATGACCTGCCCTGAAGCGCACAATTGCAAATTCATAGCTGAGTTGAAACTACTCCTGCGTGAAAGGGATAAAATAATCAGCAAGCTTGAGCAGTCAAATGACACAGCTTGGAAGAGAACAAGAATTGTTGAAAGCAAAATCAGAAGGATAAAAAGGAGAAGATGATGAGAGCTGTTTCACCAGTTTTGAAGGGTGTCCCTGAAGTTGTGATGGGAAAGGATCAACCACAATACATTCCGCTTCCTGCAATAAAATCAAGGTCAAAAGGAATCGTGACCACAAAATGGAAATTCAGCTGGAAAGAAAGGTTGATGGTTCTATTTGTCGGCAGTGTATACCTGCAGGTGTGGGTGTTCAATAATAGATTGCAGCCGGTTAAGATGTTTGTAAACAAACCTGACCTAAAAGAAGTGGTATAATTTTTCATTTTACTTTTAAATTTTGGAGGGAATAATATAGCAGTACACACGAAATAGATTTCACTTTTATGGTGACAACTATTTCGATTTTACCAACTAGGGGGAAACCTCAAGGGGGGGTAGGGGGGGTTTAGGAAGAGGGATTTGCGAAGCAAAGATTCGAATCTTCACTTCGTGAAGTTAAAAACTCTAATCAATATGAAGAAACAAAAAAGTTGCAAAGTTGGAAAGTTGATAAGAGAATCAGAAGCCCACTTGCTATCGCAAGTGGTGGCCACCATAGGTGGCCATGGGAGTCTTAACAGCAGGCGCACTGGAGGTGAAATGGCAGAGAGCACCATAGAAAGAAATGAAAGGCGAATGTTGGTGCTATTCCTGCTGACACAATTTGCAGATAAAGGATATCCGGCAATTGATGTTGACAAGCAGGTTGCACTATCATATCAATATGTCAATTCGATGTTGGCATATGAACAGCGAGAAAAAGAAAGGAGCATCCCAGCAACAGAGAAAACCACGGATGGTGAAGCAAACTTTGGTGGCGGCATCAACAGCTCATTCAAGAAGGTGTGAATATGAATTGGCAGAATATACCGAACAGGAAACCACCTGAAAGACCAGAGCCGGACGAATTGATTGGGATCATATCCAAAAGAGTATTGGAGCACGAATTCCAAAATGCAGTGGCAATCTTCAGGGAATTATATCAAAAGTATTACAAGTTCAGTCTCAACGGTTACAAGAATCCATCAACAATAACAGGCATCAGAAAGATCATAGCACTTTGCAAATATAAAGGCTGGGATCTGCGTGACTTCATCGAGTGTAATGTCATTTGGTATCTTGAGAACAGCAGATTCAAGCCTGTCCCAGTTGCACTCTGTGGTCAGAAGGCAGAGATGAAATATGAGATGTATTTGCAGGACAACTATGATGGCAGCGTTGAAAGAAGGCTTGAAGAGCTTGAGCAGAGAAGAGGCACAAGTGAAAGAGTCACCCGCATGGAAGCTGCTGGGATGCTGCCGGAACAGGTGAAACAAATGGCAGAGCAGTATGCTAAAGAAAAAGCGGATGCAGCCATCATTGATGTGGATAAAATAAAGGAGACCATGCCGGCATTCATCGCAGATAAGATGGATGTTGAAGCCTTAGAGCAGAGAGGCAGGCAAAAGGTGTTCTTTGATGCAAAAGATGAGTACATGAGGAATTGGAATTTCGCGCATGAGCAACAGGAAGCTGAACTTCATATATGCACTTATTGATCCAAGAGACAAGAGAATCAGATATATAGGAATTGCAGTTGATGTCAAGATAAGATACAGGGCACATCTGCGAGATAATTATCAAAGTCCAAAAGCAAATTGGATAAAATCTCTTGCCAGTAAAGGATTGAAGCCCAAACTAAAAATTCTTGAAGTCACTATTGATAGAAATAGAGAGTTGTTCTGGATAAAGAAGTATGGAAGGGACAACTTACTTAATCTAACTGATGGTGGTGAAGGAACTCTTGGCAGAATTGTGTCCAAAGAAACAAGAGATAGAGTTAGCAGTAAGCTTGCTGGTGTGAAGCCTTGCAAGGAGGCATTCGAGAATTCCCCAGTATTGAAACCAGGTTGGTACCATACCAAGGAAGCAAGAAGAAGGATTGTGGTGGCACAGTTGGGAGGAAAAAGATCAGAAGCTGCAAAGCAAAGAATGAGAGAATCACAACTTGGGAAGGTTCTTTCTGCTGAACACCGGAAAAAGATAAGTGTTGCTGTAAATGGAAACAAAAGTCACCTTGGCTTAACATTTTCTGATGAATCAAAAAGGAAGATGAGTTTGGCCAGATCCAATTGGTGGAGGGCCAAGCGTGAGCAATCAAATTAAACCAGATAATTTTTCAGGGTTCGATCACGGATTTCTTGATAGCATTATTCACCTAATGATAGTTGATGTCAATTTTCTTAGGGAATATTCTGGCTTTTTGAAACCAGAGCTATTCAATGATGACACTCGTGTTCAATTAGCATATGCTGCCTTGTATTTCTTCAAGGACTGTGGCTGTGCTGCTAAGAACTTATATTTTGATTATCTTGATCGGCTGGCAGCAGAGAACGGCTATTCAGATGCAAAGGTGCAGCTGCTGAAAGAAAAGGCAGCTGACATCATGGTGAACACCACTCCCAATTCGGAATACATAACCAAGAGGTTGAAGGATTATTTCGAATTTGCAAAGGTAAAGCTGCTGCACTACCAGCTGACAAGATCCATAGATGATGGTGATGTAAAAGGAGCAATTGACAGCGTGAAGGTGGCGCAGATTGAATTGAAGAAAGGAGAGGCTGCACCTGTTGACTTCTTTGAAACCATACCAACAAGGATCAACAGAAGGGAAGTGATTCATGCCCAGGAAGATGGTGTCTATCTCAACATACCAACGCTGGACAAAAACAACATATATGCACACAACGGTGAGATTACTCTTTGCATAGCGCCCAGCAAAAGAGGCAAGTCAATCTGCCTCACTCATGCAGCCAAATGCGCTCTGTTGCAGAATCATACAGTGCTGCATATCAGCTTGGAAAATCCTCTGCAGATGGTTGAGGACAGATATGATGCAATGCTATCAAATATTGAGATTGATTCATTGCGGATGGGATCAGACAAGCTGCGCAACAGAGTAGAATACATCAGGGACATCATAAAAGGAAAGTTGTTTGTGCTTTGGCGAATGGCGAAGACATATTCAACATCAGATCTCAGAGCAGACATTACAAGCCTGAGAAGGCAGGGGCACAAGATTGATGTTGTCATAATTGACTATGGTGAACTGATGAAACCAACCGGCAAGTTTGGTGGCGAAGCAGCAATGCGAGCAATAAGAGATGACATATTTGCCGGAATGCGCGCAGTGGCTTCTGATATGGGATTTGTCTGCATAACCGCACAGCAGACACCTCTCAAGAAAAGGAAGCAATTCAGAATCTATATGGAAGATGGTCAGGAAAGCTCGATGCCTGCCCAGCATTCCAGCTTGATCATCACGCTGAACCAGACACCTGATGAAGAGAAGGCAAATGAAATGCGGCTGTATGTTGATGGATACTGGCATGGGGTCAGTGGAACCAGGGTTGGCGATATACTTGTTAAGCAGAACTTTGACAAGATGCAATTTTGTGTTAAAGAGATTCCAATCAGCCAGGGTGTTGAGGCTTCAAATTCGCAGGCAAATCCATGAACCAAGGTGAAAGAATCATCACAGGACAACCGAATGCAAGGCCTGGAGGCACCCCAGGAGAGTGGACAATTTTCTGCCCATGGCACGAGATGGGTGCAAGGCATATGCCTTCCTGCTGTGTCAATCTGGTGAAGGGTGTATTCATCTGCCACGGTTGTGGGATTGCAGGAAGGCTGGCCAAGCTGGTTGCCAAGCTGGAGAATGTTTCATACAAAGAGGCAATCGGTTTGGTTGGTGGTGAAGCAAGAGGAAGATTCAAGGATCAGGATGCAGCTGTGCAGTTGCCTGAAGAGTATCAGAACTTGCCTGCTGTTGGAAGGTTTGCATCAGAGGCGATTACCTATTTGCAGAACAGGAGAATCACCCAGAAACAAATTGAGCACCACCAGATTGGATTCTGCGGCACAGGCAAATATGCAAGAAGGATAATTGTGCCAATCACCCATGAAGGAAAGTTGATCAATTTCATCGCAAGGGATTGGACAGGAAGATCAGAACGCAAAGTGCTGAATCCTCCAGGCAGTCAGGCAATCCGATCAGTGTTTGGGTGGGATAGAGCCTGTAATTATGCAAGGTCAGTGGTGATCACAGAAGGCTGGGCTGATGCGCTTGCAGTAGAAAGAGTGTTGCAGAAAGACAGATACTTTTCAGATTGGGCTGCACTGGCGATTGGTGGCAAAGAGATAAGTGATGACAAGCTTCTGATGTTTACCAAGTTTGAAAAGTTTGTTGTCATGTTGGACTCTGCAGCCAGAGCAGATGCTGTGTTGGTTGGCAGGAAGCTGACAAGCTTCACAGACAAAATCAGAATTGTTAAGGTGTCTGGCAAAGATCCTGCTGAGACACCAGAGGAAGAAATCATGAGGTTGATACGATGAAAAGACGATGGGTTGATCTGAATGACATTCTGACAAGAAAAGAAGCTGCTGATTTATATGGATGCAGCCTTCAAACGCTGCAATATCACATCGGAACAGGCAGACTGCAGCCTGTTTTCTCGAAAGGCAGTGTGAAATTGTTCCTCAGAAGCCAGATTTTGGCGCTGAAAGCTCTTAAATTACACGCTGGAAGGCCAAAATTATAAGAAAAAATCACTATTTACCAAAAATAATTTCTCCCATAAATGCTGCAATTACATAAACTTGCCTGTCTGACCAAAAATAAATCGACAAAAGTTGAAAATAATCCTATTGCTTTTGACGGGATTTCCGATAAGATAGTCATAACTTGGAGGTGAGACGGAAACAAAAGCAAGACGGTGATGGTGGTTCTAAAGTACACCCACCGAAATAAAGAAAGCCAGCGGGAAAGTAAGAATCGGGTGTCCAGGCTTAGGGTCAGACGCCAAGAGAAGAAATCCCAAAAGCAGCGGAAAAATCCAGATAGAAGGCTCTGGAGATAAACAAAAGCCTAGACCAAAGCGGAAAATCGCTTAGGCGCAACTACTGAAGCCTGATGAGGGATAAGGTGGACCTAGACCAAGAATCACGGTGTAGGCAAGGCTGCTGACAAGCCTGGAGAAACAGACGATAGAATTGCGAAAGCACGCCAGTCAAGTAGGGTGGCTTGGCTCAAGGGTGTGATCCTTGAAAAACGGGTTGGATGCTGCGCAACTTCTTCTAAGGAGATGAAAAGAGAGATAATGAAAATGCAGAGTGGCGGTGAAGCGAATAACTTCACCGTTAATGCGCTGGGCAAGGTGCCCATTCAGTCACAAGCCTGATAAGGAGAGAATGAAATGAATCTATCATCAAAGACACCACCTGCAGTAAGAATGATGACAACTGAAGACTTCCTGAGTTTGGCAGAGCGGATTGGCAGAATATATCGTGCACCTGGTAGTGGTGCTGGTGAAGGTTACTTGAGAGCAAAAAGGGAAATCAAATTGCAGCTTGACCAAGCAGGAATGACCCCAGAAGAGTTTGACCGAACAATGAAGCCTATTGCAAAACGGCGCAGAGTGATTAAGCTTTCCAGAATGCAATTTGAATAAGAAAGGATTTGGCCATGGATATCGGATCAATTATAATTTCGGTTGGTGCAGTCTTATTCCTTCTCAAGCTGTTGGGATCAATAAGAAGAGCAAAAAGCATTTCGAGCAGATAGCAGAGTGGGGTTGCTTAGGCAACCTTAATGCGCTGGGCATATTGCCCAACAGTCACAAGCCTGTTAAACTTTTCCAAGGAGAAAATCACATGACTAGCAAGAACAGTTCTTTGATAGTAACCAGCAACAAATTGACGGCACAGCAGGAAGCGGACATATTGAGCAAGGGAATTGTTGACCTGGATGACTTCATGGACAACTTCCAATATCTGTGTTTCGTGCTTGATGGCTCTGGTAGCACCCACTGCCCACTTGAAGGTGATAATCCTCAGCGGATGACAGTGGTTGACCTTGAGAAGAAAGTCATCCAGCGCTATGCTGACAAAAAGATCGGCGAAAAAGCGCTGTCCATGAAGATCGGGATTGTTGAGTTTGACAACAAGACTCGAATTCACCTGACAGGTTCATCCGATCTGCAGGAAATCAAAGCAGCCATCGGCAACATCGGCAGCATGGGTGGAGGCACGACAATCAGCAAGGGAATTCGCGGTGGCTTGTCGATGCTGAAGAAGAGCAAAGACTTCACGCCCAGAATCATCCTCACTTCTGATGGTGAGTTTTATGACATCCATGCCGCTCTTGAGGCTGCAGAGGATGCAAAGAAAAAAGGCATCGTCATCGACACAATTTATTGTGGAGCTGGCAGAGCATCTGACAAGAATGCCTCTGAACTTCTGAAGCGGATATCTGAAGCCACTGGTGGCGTCCATGAGGAAATCACTGGTGCCCATGACTTTGAAGAGAAGTTCCTGAAGGTTGCAGAGCGCAAGATGCTTTCTGCCACCTTATAATAGCAGAGTGGACTTGGGAGCAATCCCAAGTTTAATGCGCTGGGCAAGGTGCCCATTCAGTCACAAGCCTGAAAAGGAGAAATGTTATGGCATCAACCAGGAAAGCTTTGGAGTTGATTTATGGAATGTTCGCAAGGGCAATCGCTGATCTTGATCAGCGCAACAGCCTTCTTGTTCAGGCTGTGGGAATCATGGATCCAATCTGTGGTAGTTTAAGGCTATTGCAACAGCGTGATCCCAATGTCAAATACCTTGCTGATGATGCAGAGAAGCTTTGGAACAAGGCAAAGCTCTGCAGGCAACGGGCAATGGGCACCAACTTCCCTGAAGAGAAGGAAGTGAGCCTGAGAATGGCCTTGAAGTTCATGGGAAGATTTGCAGCAAAACTGAATCCGCCCAGTATTGATGATGCAATCCTTATGCTGGAAAGCAATCAGAAGGGTGGCAAGGCTTCAAAGGCACCAAAAGCTCCAAAGGCAACCGGGCAGCCAAAAGCGCCAACAGTTCCTGGCAACTATCCTTCAAACATTCCTCCATTGGGCCCAGACGGAATTCCTGCATGGAAACCTGGGACATCAGCCAGGATCTGCGCTGATATCCTGATGGCGCAGGATTCAATAAGCAAGATGGATGCAAGGAAAGCAGCACACGCTGCTGGCTTCAAATCAGATAATGTTGATGCCCGTATCAATATGGTTGCTGGCTTTCTGGTAAAGTTTGGGAAGCTGAAGAGAACCAAGGTTGGTTGGGTTAAAGCATAGCAGAGTGGGGCTGGAGTCATCCAGCCTTAATGCGCTGGCGGGATTGTCCTGCCAATAGTCACAAGCCTATAACAAGGAGAAATCAAATGGGAACAGTAATAGTTGAATGCGATGCTTGCCACACCAAGAACAGAATGCAAGAAGACAGAATCGGAACAGCACGCTGCGGCAAATGCGGCAATCCTCTTATGGATGCATATACAGATCAATTTGGTGGCAGTGAAGAGGATGAAGAGTTGGAATTTGATGATGACGATGATGCTGACAGTGAAGATGATGAAGATGACCCAAGATGCTTTGGGTGTGGTCATGATTGGAAGAGTAATTGGTCAGAAGATGATCTGGCCACAGTAAAAATAAAGGGTGTTTCAAAGGGCATTAAAACTGTTCAAGTCTGCCCAGAGTGCATGGATGAAGTCAAGCAGCAATATAAGGTAGTCGAATAGCAGAGTGGGCCCAGGAACACAACCTGGGCTTAATGCGCTGGCAAATGTGCCACTAGTCACAAGCCTAGAAAAAGGAGAAACCAAATGGGAACTTGTTCAGCTATAATAAATGATATGAGCGCAGCAGGTGGATGTAGCCTTGATTTTGACTCTTCTGAATATGAAAGAGAATTGACAGAGGAAGAGTTTGCCCAGCAGGAAAAGAGGCGCAGGCGCAACCGACAAATACAGAGAAGCCACAATCGGATATACAAGAGCAAGAGGAAAGCTTTGATTGCTGCCATGGGCGGTGAGTGTGTTGAGTGTGGAAAGAAAAGAAAGCTTGAATTCCATCATCCTGATGGACGTGATTGGAATGTCAGATCAATGAACCAATGGCGCAGAATAAAGAAGTATGAAGAGGAATGGGCTGCAGGCAAAATTGAGCTGCTGTGCAGATCCTGTAATGGCGGCATCAATCCGAAAAAGGAAAGGGAAGAGGAAGAAGCATATGATGAATATGCAGACTGTGAGTGATGTTATCTTTATTGGCACCCAAGAGCAGTCTGGTGGCCTTCCTGGGTTGCCGATGTATAATGACAAGGTGACAGGAACCACCTTTGTTGTTGGGCCAGGAGAGACCCTGGAGCAAGCAGTTGAAAGGAAGCGGAAACAATTTGAGGAATATGGAAAGGAGTTTTGAATGTCAGGGAACAGGAATAGAGAGCAGTCAAACTCAATAACCCAACTGGTGAAGATTGTTTGCAGGGAAGTTGTTGAGGAAGTTCTGAAGGAAAAGGAAAGAACAGCGAAACAGGAAACAGACCCAACCTGGACACCGGATAAGCTTGGAGCGCTGGGCAATGTCAAGGACAGCGTGCTGCCTGAAAGGGCTGGCCATGATTGGTCACAGGAAGAAGACAATTTTTTGCTTCTGGAGATGGACAGAGCAATTGAAGCTATTGCCCAGAATCATAAGCGGAAACCTGGTGCCATTCGTGCTAGGGTGGGCAGGAAGGAACTTTTCAGGTGCAGGCCTGATAGTTTATAATAGAATTGCAGAGTGGGCCCAGGAGCACAACCTGGGCTTAATGCGCTGGCCTTTGGCCAATCAGTCACAAGCCTGAATCCAGTATAGACAAATGCAGCCTAAAGCTGATATGTCAAAATGTCTTCTCCAGGTGACTGAGAAGGCGCATTCAGTTGAGCAGAGGCAGCTGCTGATTCGATAATCAGAAGGTGGCACAGCGTCCACCACCTCTGCAGCAATCATATATATAAGGAGATAACAAAATGGCGTCCATAGAAGAAAGAAAAGTGAAGTTGCTTAGGGAATTGCGATCTGAGCTGATGTGCAGAGGCTTGATGGTTGCATCGGATTTGGGGAGCGTTGATGGCATGGCGATAAAGTTTAACATCATGGTTGATGGCATGGTGCTGATTGCCCAATGGGTGACAAAGAGTGGCATCCACCGCTATCACTACAATGATCTTGGTGTTGAACCGCTTGCCAACTTCCTAGTCAAGACTCTTGATGAAGCTTATAGGCCAATAGTCATTGACAGAACAAAGTCTGCAGCTGTGCCTCCACAGGCCAAACCGCAGCAGAAGAAACATCCGATCACTGGCCCAGGATTTGTGATGGGTGATAAGCCAAAGCAGAAGTTCACAGGTGCTAGGGTGGCAGATCCTGTCACCATTAGTCGTGAGCAATATCAGGAATATATCGAACTGAAACAGAGAGCAGAGAATGGGGTGTTCATATCCAACCAAGCTTTTGAAGATATCAAATATGGATACATCCCGCCAAAGCAAAGGGAAGAGTTGAACCGGCAAATGAATCATCTGATAAGGAGTATGTCAGTATGAAGCTTGAATATAGTCCATCATTAAAGATGTACATCTGCACCTCTTCTGTTGCAGAGAAGGACATCCCAAAGCAGGCTGGTTTTATTTGGGACAGGATGTGCTCGAAACATTGGGCCACAAAAGATCCTGAGAAGGCATCAAAGCTTGCGCGGTGGGCTTCTCCTGCTTGTCGGCAGCAGCTTGAAATCGACCTGAAGGCACAACAGGAGATGATTGGGCTGTCATCAGCAACTGATGCAAATATCAATCTTCCTGTGCCAAAGGGAATGGAATATTTTGGATATCAAAAGGCAGGAATTCTGTTTTCCTGGCAAAAGAAAAGAACCTATATTGGTGATGAGATGGGGTTGGGAAAAACCATTCAAGCCATCGGATTGATCAATGCTGAACCCAGGATCAGAAATGTGTTGGTGGTGACAAAGGCCAGCTTGCGCGTCAACTGGAGGAATGAGTTGCTGAAGTGGTTGGTTAGAAAGGATCTGTCTGTGGGCATGGCTTATGGGAATACATGGCCAGCAGCAGAGGTTGTTGTCATCAACTATGAAATCCTCACCAGGCACAAGACTGCTATTGATTTCAGGAAATGGGATTTGCTTATTCTTGATGAGGCTCATCTGGTCAAGAATCCAAAGGCAGAGCGCTCCAAGATGATATATGGCTGGATGCCAAAGGATATTTTGAAGAGGAGTGAAAGAGTGGCACCTGTTGTTGCAGAATATGCGGTGGCGCTGTCTGGTACTCCAATAGAGAATAGGCCAATCGAGTTGTATCCAATTCTCAAATATCTTGATCCAATGAACTGGGGAAACTGGTTCAACTTCATCACCAAATTTTGTGATGGCAAGCAGGAAGGCTTTGGATGGAATGTCAAAGGTAGCTCCAACAAAGAACTGCTGCAGAAGGAACTGCGCAAAACGGTGATGGTAAGAAGGATGAAAAAGGATGTGCTGAAAGACTTGCCACCAAAGCGCTATCAGGTGATTGAGATACCTGCTGAAGGCAAATTCATCCAGCAGATTGTCAACAGTGAGCTTGCTGAATGGGAAAGGATTACAAGGACAGCAAGATCATTCAAGGGTGATATGGTTGATGCTTTTAAGGCAAATGATCATGAGGCATTCAACAAGCTGGTCGGAAAGCTGCTTGGTGATATAAACATCAAGTTCAAGGAGTTCTCTAAGCAAAGGAAAGAGACTGGCATCAAAAAGTTGCCATACATAAAGGAGTACATCAAAGAACTTTTGGAGGATGAACCTCATAAGATTTTGGTATTTGGTTATCACCAGGAAGTCATTGAAGACTTGGAAAGGGCATTCCCGTATTGCGCCAAAGTCTATGGACCAACCCCAGCAGACAAGAGGCAAGGGATTGTTGACCGATACAACAACACGCCTGACATGTATCCATTCTTTGGTAGCATCGGCGCTGCTGGAGCTGGGCTGAATATTACTTCAGCTTGGCATGTCATATTTGTGGAAGAGGATATTGTGCCAGGAAGAATGTGGCAGGCAGAGGACAGAGCACACCGGATTGGCCAGACAGAATCTGTACTGGTGACACATCTTGTTTTGGAAGGAAGTCTTGATGCAAAATTGGCCAATATTGCAGCAGGAAAAGGAAGTATAATTGATGTGATTCTTGGGTCAGATCAGTCTACAATAGATGTTGATTTTGGAGACTGGGGAAAAGATTTTGTTGATCCTGCCGCAGCAGGCCAACCGTCCAACACCTGTCCATTTTAGTAAGGGGAATCATGATGCCAAAAAAGGCTTCAGAAGCAGCTCACCATATAAGACTGAATCCACCTCCACAGGCTTGCTATCGTGGTTTGATATATAAGCCTGTTGGAATTCTTTTGATCAATACACCATTCTGGTGTTACCCAGGGATGCAACATCTGTCTGGGGTGGTTTTGTTCCAATCTCTTGGTTCAACTACTGTCCGAATGAGGATGACACGCCCAATCACTCATGAGGAATATGTTGATGACATAGGCATATCCACAGGGTCACTTGTACTTGTTGAAGAGGTAGAATATGAAAGACAAAAAACCATTCATCCTAGAAACCTATGTGGAAACGCTGGCATGGAAGGCTTTCCAACGCTCTAAAGATCCTGCAAAGGATAGGGAAGACTTTATGCAGGATGCTCAGATTGCCATTCTAAAGGCTGTGCGGCATTGGAATATTGATGGTGCATCAGTTGATACATATTGCATAACAGCTGTGGTCAATACTCTCAGGAAATCAATCAACAAGGAAAGGAGAAGACACAATCTTTATCAGAATGAAGTGAGAGATGAAATAGGCAAAAGCATAGTTTTGGAGGGCAGCTATCGTCCTGATTATTTCTACATCAAGGTGCTCGATGTTCTTCAGAGTAAAGGGAACATGAGAGCAAAGAACCTGATTGAAGTCTTCTTATCAAAATGCGATGATCTGCAGAATTGCTCAATGAAGCAACTGCGTGATATTTCTGGAATGAGTTCATCAGATTTCAAACTAGCATTAGCAGAGCTTTCACAATTTTGAAAATAACCTGAACCAACTTACCACTTTGGAGGTATAATAACAACATGGCAAAATCGACAGCGAAAGTGATTGACAAAAAGGTGCCTTGCGGCTTTTGTGGAAAAGAATTCAATGTTCCTTCTGCAATCAAAGAAGGCTTGATTGATGAAAACCAGATCTGCAAGGGGTGTCACAAAAAGTTTGCGGATGATCCATCAAACTGTTTCGGCAAGCAAGACCCCAAAACCGGCAAGACCTTGTCAAGTGATCCAAACTGCAAGGCTTGCGAATATCTGAAGGCTTGTGCCGCGTGGCCCAAGAATGTTGTAGTATTCATTGAACCGGCTGAAGAAGAAGACAAAGGAGAAGAGAATAACATGAGCACAGAGAAACCCACACCGCCCACTGCAGCTGCAAAAGGCAAAGGGAAAGGTGCCAAAGCCACCACTGCAGCTGCAAAAGGCAAAGGGAAAGGTGCCAAAGCCACCACTGCCACCAAAACTCCTGAACCCCAGGCATCAACCAAGGGAAAAGGAACCAAAGCTGCTGCAACCACCAAGACCAAGGAACCGGCTGAACCTAAAGGTGAGATGATTGAGTATGCTCCCAACTGCAGCTTCAGGAAGGGCACCAGCATCGAGATCGCCTGCAGCATTCTGACGGCAAAGAAGTCCATCACGTTGCCTGATGCTGTTGACAAATTCAAAGCCTCTGGTGCAGAATCCGGCAATCCTGATGCCAGAGTGCTGCGTGCATTCAAGTATCTCAAAGATGCTGGAGTCATGACCCGCGAAGTCAAAGGTGATGTTGTAACCTTCACATTCACAGGCAAGAAGTAGTCTGCCCTGTGCCGGCAATGAACCAACTCAAACAAGGTGCCCTGTAGTGTGTGGGTGCCTTGTTTAGTTTTTGGAGAAAGGAATTGACATGTACATTCTTGGGGCAGGATTGGCTGGGTGTATTGCTGGCATTCTGAATGGTGATGCGGTGATCCTAGAGAAGGCCAAATCAGCAGATGAAATCCCAGCCCACAAAGCGCTGCTCAGATTCAGATCTGACAAGATTGCCCGAATAGCAGGAGTGGAATTTGACAAGGTGGTTGTCAGGAAGTCCATATGGTATGATGGCAAGGAGTATCGCCAGCCAACAATCCGATTTGCCAACATGTATTCAAGAAAGGTAAGCAATGGATATTTTGAGCGCTCCATCCTGAATCTGAATGATGCAGAGCGCTGGATTGCTCCAGACAACTTCCATGAGATACTGCTGCAACGATGCAAGCATCAGATCCAATATGGCAGTCAGGTTTCTTATATAAATGAGAACAAGATAACAGTTGATGGCTCTGGACTCATGTATCTGGACCGAGCAGGAAGCGCAGTCATCAGCACTCTTCCTCTTCCATTCGTTTGCAAGCTGCTAGGCATCGAAACAGAGCTGAAGTTTGAGCAAAAGCCTATCTGTGTCAGGCGATTCAGATTGGCCAACTGCAATCTATATCAAACCATATATTATCCTGCACCAGACTTCTCTGTGTATCGAGCATCCATCATAAGGGACAACCTGATCATTGAATATTTTGAAGACAGAAGTGATGCTGGTGAGATTGATATTATATTTAATAATTTTGGTATCAATCCAGCGGATATAATATCAACAGCAGGAAGGGTATCAAAGCAGCAAGGGAAGATATCCCCAGTTGATGACAGGATGCGAAAGGAATTGATTTTCAAAATGTCCGTTGAAAGAGGTGTCTACAGCCTGGGCAGATTCGGAGTTTGGCGCAACATCCTTCTTGATGATGTTTATGAAGATGTTCTGCAGATTCGCCGCATGATTGGAAAAACAGATTATGATAACAAACTTGCCTCTATGAAAGGAGACTCACAGTGAAGATAGTTGAACCAACAGTTGAAATAATAAACGCAACACCGAATGCTCTGGAGCTGATGTTGCTCACCAAGTCCACCAGATTGAAAGGTGGAGCAGGATTGGCAGAGATCACCAGCTGGCCGATGGGAAAGAAGCTTTCTGAATTGGCCTACATGAAGGACACCATCAAGTCTTCATGGGAGTTTGTTGACTATGTGTTCCTGATCACAGGAGTCAGCAGGGTGTTCACTCATCAGTTTGTCCGCACTCGAACAATGGCTGGGGTTGATGATCCTGCCTTTGGTGCTCCAGAAGGGAATGCAGCAGTGGCCAGCTTTGCTCAGGAAGCCCAGAGAACCATTGATGCATCTGACAACGGCTTCTCTATTCCGAATGGGGCCAAGCTGGCCCCAGTCTATGAGAATGCATATTTCATTGCCAATGAAGAATACAAGGCTGCGTTGGCCTCTGGTGAGAATTATCAGGATGCCAGGTCAATCCTTCCGAATGCCATCACCACCTCCATCATGGCCAAGATCAGTCTGCGGGTGCTCAGTGATATGGCCAATGTTCGGCTGTGCACCAGAGCACAAGGAGAATATCAGAAGGTATTCAGAATGATGCGGCAGGCAGTATATCAGCTGCATCCCTGGACAGAAGGATGGATTGATGTATATTGCGTCAACCATGGCAGCTGCTGTTTCCCGCGATATGCCAAGTGCCCTATTCAGGCGCACACCTTCAATCCTGAAACCGGAGTTGCCTGTGATGGCCGATTGCCATACAACCGGAATGAACTGCGCAAATTCTGGGAGAAGACCATACATGAAGCCAATCCTGTGGCCAAAGATGGGAGGACACAATAATGCCAGGCAAGGATGGGAAGTTTGTTGCTTGCATTGACTTTGATGGGGTGATAAGCCAGTACCATTCTTGGAAAGGTGTTGATGAATTTGAAGAGCCTGTTGCTGGAGTGGCACAGGCTCTTTCCCTTTTGAAGAGTCTTGGCTGGATTATCATCATAAATACTTCGCGGGTTGAATCGGCGCTGCTGAGAATGTATTTGGAAGAGAATGACATCCCATTTGATCACATCAATGAACCTCACCCTGGGTGGCAGGATAATCCTTGCAATAATGGTAAGCCACCGGCTGATGTATATATTGATGACAAAGCGCACAGATTCAATGGCAGCTGGGCAGACACGCTGCGTTGGATTCTTCTGTCTGATATCAGGAGATGGGAGAAAAAGAAAGGCAATCACATCCAGCATCCCAGCCACTATAATAAGGGTGGGATTGAAGTTGTTGAAGCAATTGAGGCGTGGGAGTTGGGCTGGAACCTGTCCAATGTTGTCAAGTATGTAGTAAGGGCAAGACACAAAGGACAACGGGTTGTTGACCTGAAGAAAGCTGCAGAGTACCTGCGCCGTGAAATAGTTGCAGCAGAAATCGAAAAGGAGTTGAAAGACTGATGAGAAGGCTTTGGATAATAACAGGAGCGACGGCTGGGCTTGGTCAGCAGATATTGGCCTACATACCTGTTGAGGATATTGTCTTGAGAATTGGCAAAACCCCAATAGAGAACAGGCCTGTGGAGCGGCAGCAGATAGTTGAACTGCAAGCGGATCTTGGATTGCCCAGTCTTGTTGATGTCAAACTTCAGCAGGCTTTTGATGAACTGTTGTGTACCAACATTGAAGTCAAACCGGCTGTGCTTATCAACTGTGCGGCAGAGAATCTAATTACACCAACCAGATTTATTGAGGCTGATGACTTCGAAAGGATATTGAATGTCAATGTGGTTTCTCCTGCATTGATTGCTCGAACAATCCTGCATCGAGTCTGGAGGCCAGACAGTCTGGATCAATTTGTTGTTGTCAATATTGGATCCAATGCAGCAAAGGGTGCAGGTGCACATAGTCTGGCGTATGTGGCCAGCAAGCATGCACTCACTGGTGTTACAAGATCACTGGCCAGAGATTATGCTGGGCAGGCTATAATATTTCAGGTGAACTTTGGTAAGCTCGAAGGCACCAGGATGACCAATTATATTGATCAGCAGCAGGCAAAGCTAAAGGGAACATCTGTTGCTGAAGAGAGGTTGAGGCAGTCAAAGAGTTGGGCAGGTGGCATAGAGATATCGCTTGATGCAGCTGCCAACTTTGTTATGAATCTTATCTCTGATCCAGGAATCAGACAATTCAATGGAGGTATTTTTGACTATGGTTGCTGAAAAAATAAAGATCCTTATTCTATTTGGCGGAGCAAGGCCAAACTCCATCGGCGCTGCAATCGCAAGGGCATTTGTCGATACAGACAAGTGGGCAGTTCACCTATTCGACAAGCCTGAAGTTGTCAAGGCTGAAAGCTGGGTGAATGATTATCCTGCAATAGTTATGCACAAATGCGATCTGCTGCGTGTTACAGATATCTTTGATGCCATCCAGTTGGTGGAATCTTATGCCAATGATGATCATGAATTGGCAGGAATGATATATGCTGCAGGATTCAACCGGATCAATGCGGTGGTGGATTACCAACTTGATGATTTCGAAAAGACCATGCACCTGAATGTTACAGCTCCATTCCTCTGTATGCAGGCTGTGGTGAGACGTTTCACCAAAACAACTCCATCAGGAAAGCCATTCATCTATACCATTCTGGGATCACAGACGGCATACATTGCCAAGACTCGCACAGCACCGTATGGAGCCAGCAAGGCAGCAGTCAACCACCTTGCAGCCTGTATGCACCGTGAACTGGCACCGGCTGGGTATCGGGTGAATGTCCTCAACTTTGGTCCTGTGCTTGATACTGACATGGATGTTATCACCCAGGATGAGCTGAAGCGGCAACGCGGTTGGGGCAAGGATGAATACCTGCATGAGTTGACAAAGAACATTCCTATCAAGCGCTTCACCAAGCCTGAAGAGATTGCCACACTGGCATTGTTCCTTCAGGAGCATCCTGAAGTTGGTGAGTTGTTTGGTGGTCGTGGTCTTAATTTTGACGGAGGTCAACTCCAAGGATAGGAAGTTTGATGTTGTTTATATATGCCTTGATTGATCCAAGAGATAAATCAGTCAAATATATTGGTGTATCTAAGGATGTCAGGAGAAGATACAAAGAGCACTTGGCAGACTTTAGATACACCAAGAAGGCTGCTTGGATAAGAAAGATGAAAAGACTTGGTTTGGTCATAAAAGTGAAGTTGATTGAAATATGTACCAATAAAAATTGGAAATCAAGGGAGAGATATTGGATAAAATATTATAGCAATAATAAACTTGTCAACCTTACAAAAGGTGGAGAAGGAATATTTGGATATAGGCACTCTCAAAAAACAAAGGATAGAATAGGAAAGGCTTCTCTTGGCGTAAAGAGAAGTGATGAGACTAAAGAGAAGCTGAGAGTTGCTGCTTTGAATAGCTGGTCAGATGATAGTTTCAGAGCAAGGCAAATTCAGAAGCTTATTGGTAACAAAAGAGGCAAGGGAAGAAAAGGAATCAAACACACAGAGGAATCGAAACAAAAGATGAGAGATTCAATAGCAAGGAGAAATAAATGCCACTAGATTTTGTTCATCTCCATTGTCATTCGCAATTTTCTATATTGGATGGCATTTGTAAAGTAACTGCCTTAGTTGCCAAGGCAAAAGAATTCGGAATGAAGGCTCTTGCTATCACTGATCACGGCAATGTTGATGGGGCAGTCAAATTCTATAAGGAATGCAAGAAGGCAGGCATCAAGCCTTTGGTTGGCTCTGAACTATATTGGGTGGATGAATTCGAAAAAAGCAAAGACATGAAGAGGTATCATGTGCTGGTGTTGGCCAAGAACTTCAATGGCCTGCGCAGCATAATGAAAGCCTTGACTGTTGCTCACCAGCAACAATTCTATTATCGGCCACTAGTAACATTTGATCAGGTGCTGGGCCTTGAGGATGTAGTTGTGATGACTGCCTGTGCTTCTGGAGTCTTGGCCCATCCAGAATTTGAAGCAAAAGCAAAGAGCCTATACAGGAGATTTGGCAAGAACTTCTTTTTTGAGACCCAGCCTTGGCTGAAATTTCCTCCACAGGCTCTGGTGTATCAGAGAGCAATCCAGCTGATGAAAAAATCTGGTATTCCAATCATCGCCACCAATGATGTTCACTATCTCAATAAGGATGAATACCTGGCCCATGAGGTGGCATTGGCAATCGGAACACACAAGCTGATGTCTGATAAGGACAGATACAAATTTGATGTGAGAGGACTGCACCTGAGAACGGCTGCAGAGATGTATGAGACACTGATTGCAGAAGGTGCTGAAAAGAAGCTTGCCGGAATGATGGTGAATTCAAGTCTGATGGTTGCTGATAGAATTGACTTCACTATGGACAAGGTTGAAGTTGATCTGCCAATTCCTCATAGATTCAGATCCAATAAACCAAATACAAAGATCCTAGAAGACTTGGCCTGGGCAGGAATGCAGAAGAGAGGATTGACCAAAAAGAAGGAATATGTTGACCGGCTGAAACACGAATTGAATGAAGTCATCACTCTTGGTTTTGCAACATATTTCCTTATATTGGCTGATGTCATCTGGTGGTGCAGGGAGAATGATCTGATGGTGGGCCCAGGAAGAGGGTCAGTTGGCGGCAGCATTCTGGCATATTGCCTATTCATCACAGAGGTTGATCCACTCCAGTATGGCCTATCATTTGAGCGCTTCATAAGTCCAGGCCGAATTGATTTGCCTGATATAGATGTTGACTTCCAAGATGACAGAAGGGAAGAAATTGTCAGCTATTTCAGAGGCCAATATGGTGATGAGAATGTTCTGCAGGTAAGAACCTTCAATGAAATGCACGGAAGACAAGCATTGCGTGATGTGGCCAGAGTGTTCAGTGTTCCTGTTGAGGAAGTAGGGAAAGCAGCAAAGGCGATTGTCAAGCGCAGTGGTGGTGATGCTCGTGAGGATTATTCTATTGAGGATGCATTCACATTGTTTGAAGAGTGCAAGGCTTTTGCCAAGAAGTATCCAAAGGTGGTAAAGGTTGCCCAATCCCTAGAAGGGATTACAAGGCAGGGTGGTATCCATGCTGCTGGTGTTGTGATATCTGACAAGCCTCTGTATGATGGCCAGCGCTGTGTAGTGATCAGTGCCAAGGATGGAGTGCAGTCAATCAACTGGGACAAAAAGGACTTGGATGACTTTGGCCTGATGAAGCTGGATGTGCTTGGCCTTTCCACCTTGACTGTTCTGCACAGGGCAAAGGAGTTGATAGAGAAGCATCATGGCAATACCAAGATTGTATTCGAGAATATCAACTTGGCTGATAAGAAAGTGATATTTGAATTCAACAGAGGCAACACCATTGGTGTGTTCCAATTTGGCACCCCAGGTTTGGGGTCATATTGCAGAGAGATTGGGGTCAAATGCTTTGATGATCTTGTTGACATCAATGCACTGTGGAGGCCAGGGACACTCAAATCAGGTATGACAGCTGAGTTCAAAGAAATCAAGAATGGCAGAAAGGGTGTCACCCCAGTATCGGAATATTATGACAACATCACCAAGGCAACCCTGGGCATCATGCTCTATCAGGAGCAGATCATGCAGGTGTTATATCAGGGTGCTGGTATTGGGTGGAGAACAGTTGACACAATTCGCAAGGCGATATCCAAGAGCGAAGGCAATGAGAAAATTGCCGGATTCAAAAAGGAGTTCACAGAAGGGTGTGCCAAGCTGGGCACCATGGCAGAGGATGAGGCTGCAGCAGTATTTGACAAGATGGTGTTCTTTGGTTCATATGGCTTCAACAAATCCCACGCTGTGGCATATACCAAAATTGGATTCTGGACTATGTGGCTGAAGGTCTATTATCCAACAGAGTTCTATTGCTCACTGATAAACTTTGCCACCCAGGATAAGCGGATGGAATATGTTGATGATGCTCGAAAGAATGGTATCACAGTATTGCTGCCTGATGTAAACAAGTCAGGAAAGATCTGGACCATGGAAGGCCCAGGAGTAATCAGAGCAGGATTGTCAAGCATAACATCCATATCAGAAAGATCAGCAGAAGAAATCCTGAAGAGCAGATTGAAGCATTCTGACAGAATATTCCAAGACTTTGATTCATTCCTGAAGCAGGTGCCAAGGCGCACCATCAATAAGAGAGTCATCCAGAATCTTGGCAAGAGTGGAGCATTGCGCAGTCTGGGCATCGGTGTTCTCTGCAGTCAGGATATTGATGCTGTGCTGAAAGGCAATTATGAGTTGGATGCTGATGAGAGCAACCCTGAGATTCTGCACATAGTTGGTGATGTAGTTGATTTCAGTCCATCAAGTGATCCGCTGTATAAGATATCTGCCATTGTAGACAGGATCAAAAAGAAGATCCCATTGAATACCTTGAAGCAGGTAGCAGACAGAGAGGTGACAGGCGAATGCACCTTTGTCGGTAAGATTGACAAGATCAAATTTTCATATCGGGATAAGGTATCAAAGGGAAGCAATGATCTTGGTGGAGCATATGGCAACTTCTATGATGGTAGTGACCATATGATGATAACCTTTGACAACAGAGCCACCAATAGCGTTGATAACATAGATGTCAAAAAGAAGATTGAGACAGCAGAGGAATGTTGGGTGTTGATTCATGCAACAGTTGCACCGGATAAGAGAAGTGGCACCGATGTAAAGCTGTTGGTGCGCAAGATTGTGTTCCTAGAGGAACTGATTGGAGAGGTCAACTTGGCATTCTTTCCTGCAGCCAAAATAGGCTTCACATATAAAGGAGAAGGACAGCCATTTGATGATGAGGTGCTGGATTGTCATGAATGTACCTTGAGAGATACCTGTACAGCTCCAGTCAGGCCCAACAGAGGCAGGTTTGATGTCATGGTTGTAGCTGAAGCCCCAGGCAGAGAAGAAGATGAGCAGGGCATTGGACTCCTGGGGAAAGCAGGAAAGAATCTTTGGGATGAATTGGCCAAGTATCAGATCAAAAGAAACCTGCTGCACGTGAACAATGTGGTGAAGTGCCGACCACCAAACAACAAAATACCTAACATCAACATGGCTCACAAATGTGCTTCTCTCTGGTTGGACAGAGAGATGGAGCAAATCAAACCACTGATTGTGTTGGCTGCTGGTGGTACAGCTGCTGACTATTTTATCAAGGATGCCAAGATCACAGAATTGAATGGCAAGGTTATTTGGAATGCCAAGCATTCGTGCTGGGTGGTATATTGTCTGCATCCGGCAAGCATTATATATGAGCAGTCAAACAAAGAAGCATTCTCGAAAGCTATTGGGACATTTGCAAACCTGATGTACTGCATCTATAAATAAATATTCTCATTCACATTGGTGATGGGAATAATATTAAAGGAGAAAGTCATGGGCTTGGATAGTTCTATTGAATTGCTGGGAAGGGCACAATCAAAGTACAATACCTTTTTGGCAAACATAGCAGTCGAAAGGCCTGTTGGAAAAGGAAGAGGCATCAACAAAAGAAACAGGCTCAAGATTGAAGCAACATTGCGCCTTGCTACTGTTAGGCAGACTGATGACAGACTGGCTGGGATGCGAATTATTCACAGCTTGCGCTCAATCGAGTTCAACCAATAAATGGAGGTGAATTGTATGGCAGGAATCCCACCGCGTCCCAATCAAAACAAAGGGGCAGCAGGTCAAACCAATAATCCATATATGGGTGTCACCATAGATGGAAATCAGATCCATGATGCCTTGATCATCACCCCAGACATCAGCACAGAGATGAGCAAGCAAGCGGCACTGTTCAGTCGTTATGCGATTGCTGCTGTATGGGCAAGAGACAAGATGGAAAGGCAAAAGACTGCGCTTTCAATCTTGGAAGCTGATCTGGATGCGGATGCCAGACTCACCTTGACCAACCGCGGTGACAAGGTTCGGGAAGCTTCTGTTGAGGCTATCATCCACCAGGATGAGAAGTGGCAAGCTGCCAACGAAAAGATTCTTGAGGCGAAAAGAGAGTTGGGCATATTGGAAGCAGCTGCTGGTGCATTCCAGCAACGTGCTATGATGTTGTCTGGCCTTGGCGCAATCAAGCGGCAGGAAATGGAGCAGGAACTGAGCAGCTTTACAAAGAACCAGGCAGGGAAAGCTACACAAGCTGTTCAGAATAACTTCGCCAAAAATGCTCCCAAGCCTGGTGGAGGTTTCTAGTATGAATGTGCAATGGTATTTGGCCATTGTACTTGCTTTTGCACTCCTTCTCTTTATATTTGCACGCGTGATTATAAAGGGAATTTCCAACGGCATTGGCACATTTTTGGCCAAGGTAGCAAATAGGAAAAACAAAACTGACGAAAGGCAATATTGATATGGCGGATAAAAGTTTGTCGGATTATGCCAATGATGCCAGACGGCAGGCTGATGAGGAAAGAGGAAAGAAGGATTTCTTCCAAACTCCGAATAATATTGAAGCGCACATCAGGCTGCTTGAATGGCCAGGACACGTGCCTTGCTGGATCATGGGGCATGTTCACTTTTTGAAGACTGCAGAGGGCACCAAGGTGATGACCTGTGGTGATGAAAACTGCTATTCTTGCGGCAGGTTGTCAGAGTACAGCCACAGTCAGAACAAGCAGGATTTGATCTTTGCAAAGGATACATCACGCAGGCTGCGCATTAACATGTTTCTGATTGACATGGACAATCGCAGCAAAGGTCCACAGCTCTGGGAACCAAAGAACACCCAGAATTGCTCCACCTGGACATCCCTGCTGGCTCTGTTTACCAACCAGGATGACTACGGCGCAAAGGTCTACAAGTTCAATGAAGGAAGGGTCATCAGCCTCACAGTTGCAAAAGAGATGAGGAAGATGAAAACTGGGCAGCAGGAAATCAACATTCAGAAAAGCCTCATTCCTGGTGCCAGACCATTCCCAATTCAAATCCGACCCAGCGCTGATGGCCACGGATATTATCAAGACCCTGAAGGCAACTACCAAATCAAATACCCAATGCCTGATGGCAGGATGGTGGCTTTCAAACTTCCTGATCTTGGTGCCCAAATCCCTATTTATGATGAGAACTTCCACCGTGAGTGCTGGGGTGATGCGCCTGCAGAATCTGCTGGTGAATATGTTGCTGCTGGCGAGCCTGAAGGTGGCTGGGAAGGTCAACAGGCTGCTGGTGGCGATGCGCCATGGGAAGAAACTGATGCTGGCCAGGTTGATGCTGCAACAGGTGAATTGATGGATGAGCCTGAGCCTTCAGATGGATCTCAAGCAGCAGAAGAAGATTGGGGAGCACAAGCTGAACCAGAAACAGGAGAGGATTGGGGAGCAGCTGAACCGGCTGCAGATCCTCCACCGGCTATTCCAAGACCACCGGCATCAAGCAGACCGCCAGCAAGACCAAGTGCGCCTCCACCGGCTGCGGCAGCTGCACCACCAAGAAGGCCACCTGCTCCACCGGCATCAACAAGCAGGCCACCGGCAAGGCCAAGCGCTCCACCACCACCTCCAAACAGAAGAGGTGGAGTTCAACCGCCACCTGCAGCAAGGAAGCCTGCAGGGAAGAAATAGGGTTTCAATAGCAGATTGATCAGAAAGGAATAGCCATGAGGAATCCCCCAAAAGCAGCAAAGAAAGTTGCAACCCCAGCACCAAATGCTCCAATTGACATAAGCAAGTTTGCAGCAGTTATCCGAAAGCAGTTTGGTGATACCGCTATTCAGGTGCCAGGAAAAGATGCAGATTTCATGTTGCGCCGAATAAGTGATTGGCTGGATGTTGGCAAGTACAATGAAGTGTTCGGGAATGAAGCAAGGGGAATTCCTTGTGGCTATTATACTGAGTTGTCTGGTGAAGAGTCTGCAGGCAAGAGCACTCTTGGATATTGCATTCTTGCTTGGGCTCAAGCGGCTGGGTATGTTGCCTGGCTGGCTGATGTTGAGCACAGCTTTGATGTCCCATGGGCAGTAAAGCAAGGTGTTGATACCAACAATCTTCTGATCATCGAGTCTGCATATGAGCAAGGCAAGAAGTTCATAGTGGACAATGTTGACAAATCATTCGAGAAGTGGGAAGACTTGATCAGGCAGGCGTGGGCCATGTATCAGCGGCCACAGATTCTGCTGATTGATTCTATTGCTGCCTTGCTACCAAAGGAGCAGCTTGAAGGTGAATATGGGGAAAGGAGTGTTGGTGCTTTGGCAAGAGCGCTGGCTGTCAACCTTCCCAAATTCCATTCTGCACTTATCGAAACCAAGACCGCCTGCATCATCGTCAATCAACTGCGTGATTCCATTGGGGTGATGTTTGGAGAGAAGGAGCACACCACCGGAGGAAGGGCAAAGAACTTTTATTTCAGCTCACGTGTTCAGGTGAAGAGAATGAAGACTCTTGCCGCCCAGATATCAAAGACAGAAAAGAAGCCATATGCAATCTTGTCAAGAGTCAAAAACAAAAAGAACAAGGTTGGTGTTCCCTTCAGAGAGGTGAAGATGGAAATCAACTTTGATACAGGGATTGTATGATAGACAAACAGAAGGAAGATGACAGCAAAAACCCTGGTGGCCAGCGAAAGGTGACAGCTGCAGAATATAAGATGCTGCCTGCAGCCTCTCAGGGATTCGTATCGTATATGCAAGCTGAATGGAATCCTGATGTGCCAAAGGAATGTCCATATGCAGCTGGAACAAAGGCTGCGACAGAGTGGCATGAAGGTAGTCAACAAGCAATATTTGTAGTCATGGATGGAGAAGAGTGAATGGCTGCTGATAAGATCGAAGAAGCTTGGAAATCATATTCAGAAAGGGTGCTCAATAAAGAGGCGAGTGCTATCCAGATTCATGAAACCAAACTTGCATTCTTTGCAGGTGCTGTTGCTCTCTGGTCAACAATTATGGGTGAAGAAATGTCCAAACTTTCTGAGAAAGAAAGTGAAGCTATTCTTGATGATATCCACCTAGAGATCGGTCAGTTCATTAAAAGTCTTGGTAAATCAATAATGATCAAATCCATGCTGATCAACAGCAAAACAACAAGCATCAACTGAAGGGATCATATGGTAAAATTTGGTGGTGGAATTCCCAGGCATACATTTCCGCAGGCCTTTGTTGTTATGGCCTTTGAATGTGCAGAAGGATGCTGCAAGGAACGGATATGGAACAGCCGTGATGGTGCTGTACCGAATGTGATCATGAATCGGCGCACCAAGCACCCCATGTCATGGCAGAAGGGCAGAGGTGATCTGTATGCGCCAAGCTTTTTCCCAAAGCCTGGAATGCGGGTGTTCACTGATGCAACTCCAGCTTTGGTAAGGCCAACAGCAACAATGTGGGTGGAAGAGAAGTGGGCCAATTTGCCGGCATTCCGAAACAATTTCAAGGATAAAGATGCTGCAATCAGTGGAGTCATAAAGGACTGGTGCCAGAATGGACAGCCTTGGATTGCTACCATTGAGCCTGAACATAAGCTGCTGAACATGAAGGCTGGTGATACCTTCCCATTCATCTGTCCACAATGTGGCCAGACAACACCATATGATGCGGATCTGGAGACTGTATCATGCATCTGCGGATTCATCGGAACAACTGCTGAATTCTCTGAGACAAGCTTTGAGATTCAGACCTGGGTGAACTGATGCTGCCTATATCTTTCAACTTCTATCTTGGCAGGCTTGGTTGGAGACAGCCTTTCAAAAAACCAAAAATACATTGTTGGATAAACTCAAAAGTCAGGCATCAGGTGTCTGGCCATTGGAACTTCTTCAGGTTGATGTGGTTGCGCCTTGATCTTGTTATTGAGTGGAACATGAAAGGACCAAAAGATGTCAGGAAGAAAAAGCAAAAATAAAGGATCATCATTCGAGCTGCAAGTCAAGAAGGTCATCTTGGCAGCAACTGGCATCGAACTGGAGCGCACCCCAGGAAGCGGCAGCTGGGGCAGGATGCAGACCAAAGGCGATTTGATTGCATCAGAAGAAGACAGGAAGCGCTGGCCATACTTTGTCGAGTGCAAGAAGGTTGAAGGTTGGGATCTTTGGAATCAATTGTTCAGTGGTGAAGGCCCAATGTTTGAATGGTGGAATAAGGCTTGCGATCAGGCCAAGGAAGAACACAAAGTGCCGCTGTTGATATTTGCCCAGAATCGGCGTGAGATCCTGCTGATGGCTGCTTACAACAAGAGCTACAAGCTGCCATTGAATAGTGTCATCATTCCGCATGCTGGTGTTTTTATCACTCCGATTGAAAGCTGGATCAAGTGGGTGTTCTGATGGGTATAATACTTTTATATTGTTTGCTATTATTGGGCTGATTATTTCAGCGGATGATAGAAGCCTGTGATTGCATTTAACCAAATCATAGACTTGATAAATGCTGTTTGTTGGAAAGGATTCTGTATGTTTAAATTTAAGATGGGTGATGGGCTGAAGTCAAAGGTGGTAGACCTTGACACCTATAATGAAAAAGGTGTTGAAACTCTTTTTTATCATTCGAAATGCATGGATTTTTATTTCTCGATGGAATTAAGAGCAATTCGGCTTGGTCTGCCGCGTTCAATTGGTAAGGTTGGAAGAGGTCAATACCATAAAAAGATGCTTTGTGATGTTCCTGAAGGGTATCTCAGGGTATATCAACAACGGGCATATTCTGATTCTGGGATATTGTACCGATATCTTTGCGCAAGAAAAGGAATTCCAATTGATGGTTTTGATAATCCAGTTGAAGATTGGAACAGTTTTCCTCAAAAGCCTGATGAAGAATGGGGATAATTGCCCATAATTGATTGAGCAAAAGCCAGGGTGAAAGCTCTGGCTTTTGTTTCTGGAGGTTATATGCAATATGTGATTTGGATTCCTGAATTGGAATTGGTTTCATTGGTTGCTGTCAATAATAAGAAAGAGCTTTTTTGGGCAATTGATGAGTTGGGGTGTGATGATCCTTGGTCATGCTTTGGGGTTAAGGTTCGAAGGGTTAACATTTCTTTCATACTTGATGCAGAATCATTTATTGCAGAAGATACAACTGTTGAATCTGCTCCTTTGAAATTCACTACGGAATTTATTGGCGAAAGCACTGATACAATATTGGCAGATATTGCTGTAAATATTCTTGCAAAAAAACCACCTTCAGAATGGACAATTCATGGTTGGAAAAAACTATTCAGCAACAAATTTGATCCAGCATAGGGTGAGCAAATGAAGATTCTTTTAACCGGCGATTGGCACATACATTCATATCCGCAATTTGCCAAACCTTGGATGCCAGGTTTGAATACCAGGGCAAAGCAGATTGCGGATGCTCTTGAGCCAATCCCACAAATCATTAAGCAGGAAAAGGTGAGATTGTTTGTGCACCTTGGTGACTGGAATTGGGTGTCATCAAATCCCTATCGGCTGGTGAACTTCACCAGACAATCAGCAAAGGCCTGCGAAACAGCTGTCAAGCACAATGGAGGAGTTGCACTGGGCATCCCAGGCAACCATGACACTGATGGTGTTGATGTTTCTGATCACAACAATCGTCCATATCTTGACAGCACTGATTGGGATGTGAAGGTGCATCAGGCAGAGAACATCAAATTTTATTCAGTTGGATACAACAGCCCACTTCCCAATCCTGATACCTTGGCCACCAATCATGCATTATCAATATTCTTGATTCATAAGGATATTGCTGGCGGCAAGGCTTCTTCTGGATTCATCTATAAGACAGATAATTCAATTCCAATGTCTTGGTTCTCTGCTGTGGCCAAGCGGCTGGGCAAAAATGTGAAGTTCTTTGCTGGCCATTACCATTCACCACAGACGATTGGGCCTGTGAATGTCATTGGTGCCCCAGTTCAGCACAATAGAGGTGATGCTGGTGATGAGCGAGGATTTGCCATCTATGATACAGAAAAGAGAATCTTGACAAAGGTGGCTCTGCCTGGGCCAGAGTTCATGGATGTGCCTTGGAAAACTATCTATGACGGCAAGCTGAAGATCCACAGAGTTGATAAGGCATACATCACCATCCTGTGCAATGATGCTATCGAGTATCGAGATGCAGGCGAATGGAAAAAGACGGTCAACATGAACATACAGAGGTTGATTGTCAAGAAGGAAGAAAGCAAGATCAAAACAGCAACCAAGTCTGATGTTGGTATGCTATCAGAAGAGGAATTGTTGGTGAAGTATCTGCAGGAAAAGGAGTGCATCACCAGCAAGCAGGCCATCAAGGATCTGATCAAGATTGCAAAGGATATCCAATGATTGAGTTCATCGCAATCGAGTGCCAAAACTTTTTGTCATTTCAGAAGCTGCCAAAGACAAGCCTGAAGGGTGCTGGGCTGGTATTTGTCAGAGGAAGGAATATGGATGACCCAGAAACAGACTCCAATGACAGCGGCAAAAGCAACCTGTTCAATCTCATCACTTGGGTGCTGTTCGAAAGGCTTGCCAAAACAGGTCAGGTTGCAGTGGGTGATGATGTCGTCAACTCAAAAGCAGGAAGTGATTGCTGGGGTACTGTCTGGCTTGAGAGAGATGGAAAAGAGTTTGAAATCACTCGCAGCAGAAATAGAAAAGGCATCAAGAATTCTGCCACTATTACGGGTGCAATTACAGCGCAAGGCAAAAGGGTTGCCACCAATGAAGAAATAGAGAAGCTGTTGGGAATGAAATATAAGATGTTCCTGTCATCAGTCTTCTGGGCCCAGGGTGAGCAATCAAGAAGACTGATCCAATTGAGTGATGCTGAATATAAAGAGTTGTTTGATGAGTTGGTTGGCACAGAGGATTTTGCCGACAAGCGCAAGAAGCTTCTGGCACAGACCAACAAATTGGCAACAGAGATTGCCCAGTATGATATGCAGATCAGCAGACTGATTGGAAGCATCGAGACAGCCCAGAGCTTTCTGAAGCCTGATGATGAGCCTGAGATTGCTGTTGACTTCGAAGCGCTGCGCAAAGTCTGGGAAGATATCTGTGCCAAGTATGAGGCCTGGGAAGAAGTGAAAGGCAATCTGGCTGCTCAGGCAAGAATCATCACAGAGCGCACCCAATGGATAACAGAGAAGGATCAGCAAGGCAAGAATGTAGCTGCACGGCTGGCCAATGTTGACAAGGAGTATAAGAAAAAGATCTGCAGCCAGTGTAAGCAGGATCTGAAAACAAAAGAAGCAATGGCAGAGATAAAGAATTTGAAAACAGAACTTGAGGAAGGGATGGTGAAGATCAGCGATGAGAAAACCAGGCTTCAAGGTGAGAAGGACACAGCAGAAAAACAGGCGCAGAAACTATCTGCTAAAAACAAACAGCTCGAATCAGAATACAACAGACTCTGGGAAGGTGCCCGACAACTGCTGCCAGAGGATTTGCAAGACACCGACATCCCAACAGTCTTAGGGATGGAGAAAACCAAAAGAAGCCAGGATGAGCTGGCTGAAGCAGAGAGCAAGCTGACTGCCCTTGAAAAGAATCTTGAGGTGCAATCCAGATTGCGGCTGGAGAAGCAGGCAGAAGTTGACAAGCTGGAAATCCTGAAAAGAGCATATGGCCCAGCTGGCATGAAGTCTATGCGCATGGCCATCATCAATCCATTGCTTAATCAGAAGGCAGAGGAATACAGCCAACTGCTATCTGGTGGAGTGCTCAAGATCATATTCAATAACCTATCAGAAACGAAAGGTGGTGAAATCCGTGAGCGCTATTCTGTGGTTGTAGAGAAGGATGCAGGAGTGAACTTCAGATTGTCTGGTGGTGGCATGATCACAAGAGCCAACCTGATTGCAGCCTTTGCCCTTGATGAAGTAAGAAGCATGATGACAGGGAAAGAGCTGTCACTGAAGATATATGATGAACCAACTGAAGGCCTGGATGCATCTGGTGAATCAGTTGTTGTTGAATTGATCAGAGAGAAGCTGAAAGGGACAAGCTTTTTTGTATCCCACCGCAGCATTGTTGGTGACAATCTTTCTGATCAGGTATGGACTGTTGTGAGGAAAGATAACATTTCTGTTTTGGAAGCAAGGTGATTCGGATATAATATGCGCTGCTAATCTTTCGCTGGATTGGCCGACTGCTCTGCTGGGGCAGTCTGAATCGGTTTCCTGTTCCGATACAGACTGCCCTTTTTTATTTCATATAAGGAGAAATCAAAATGACAAAAGATGATAGAAGTGCAGCAATGCTTGTTGATAGATATGAGAGTGACCATGAAAGACTTGCCAACACCATCATGAACCTTTTCCCTGATTACCCAGGCAATGATGGCGAGACAGAAGGCACGATTGACTGCGCTATTCGGATCATCACAGCCTATAAGGAGAAATTGCGCAAGACTGATATCAGCAGGTGTGTTGCTGACTTCTATCAGACAAGGAAGAAACCCAGCCTGGGAGAAAAGCAGAGACAGCTGATTGATGCTATGGCAAAGCTGCTGGGATCATTCCAGGCAAATGGGGAAGAGCTGACGAATAAAAAACGGCTGCAGGCCAGCTTGATGGGGGCTATAATAATGGATGTGGCGACCATGGCAGCAATCCTTGATGTAGACCTTTCAAAAGCCTGGGAAGAAGTCCAGAAGGCTATGAAAGAGGATGACAGTCAGAAAAACGGGTGAAACCGCTATTCTGACCGGCTATTTCCAGCCTGGATGCGGCTGGCGTACAACTTTTAGGCGTGTTTTAAGGCACAAAGCCATGCAAAGATGCCCACAAAAGCACTCTGGCCAAATAAAACGATAAAAAGATTGGCATAAAGCATGGCAGAAAGAAATCCACCTGTCCGAAAGTATCCAAAATCAGACAGGTTTCTGAAGGAGTTGTTGGACATTCTTGAGGAAGCAAACAGCGAATTGAGCGATGATGATTTTGAAGAGCTTCTGATTGATGCTGGAGCAGAGCTGAACAAATGGCTGAAGAGGTGGAAATGAATACAATCTATGCTTGTGAAGGTTGTCATAAATTGGCAAAGGAAGTTGAAAGATTGACTCTTGAACTTGCGGCGCTGAAAGGTGTGAAGGGCAAGAAGCAGGAAAGCAAAAGCTGGAGAGATTTGGATTTCATTTTCAGATATCTTAACAAACATGCAAATGAATTGAAGGCCAATGATGCGGATTGGATCATCAAACTTGAAGAGAGATTCAGAGCGAATGATGATCTGTCCGAAAAGGAATCAAAGATTGTATCTGACATATTCAAGAGGTACTGACTATGATACCACTGGTGCTCAAAATCAAGATGAAAAAGAGTGCAGCCAACTGCATCCTGTATCTGTTCTGGATGTCCCTGGTTGGAATTATAATTTATTCAATATCGAGTAAGTAAGGACTTCAATGCCAACTTATCTGCGCACAATTATGAAGCTTGTTATCAAAGAAGAGAATGGTGATGTGGCAGTTCTTGGTGGTCTGAAGCATCCCAGAAAAAAGAAGGTTGGTCACTATTACTTGTCACCCTGTCATCATATTGTTAGCAAGCCTGTCCGTGATATCGGATCAAAGATTGGCAAGATCAAAAGGATGATTTGTATCTGGTGTGAATCTGGCGAAGCTGGGCCCAAATGGAGGAAGTTGCCGAAATGAACATTCAAACAAAAGTCTATCTCAAGTGGAGTATGCTGCGGCATGATATCAGAAGGCGCATTTACAGGATCAAACTTGCGCTTTGCAAAGACATAGTGAATGAAGAGATGGTGCAATGCCTGCATCCTGATTTCGGGTGGTATTGGCAGGAAGATGGTGATGGCCACCGGCTGCTGGAGCAGGCACACCAAGATGGAATTCAAGAAGGCAGAGTGCAGGCAATGAAGATTGTTGATGACAGCGTACTTGTCAAGGACAATCTGCTGCAGCTGGTCATCGAGCTGCGCAACAAACTCCTGATCAAATATGAAGGACCAATTCCAGAGGGAATCGCGGCAGCAGAGCGGAAAGCGCTGTTGGATATTGATCTTGAAAATGGGAAATGAGATGGATAATATCAAAAGAGTCTATGATGCCGCTGATGGACATGAGCGGAATTTTGGATTCAAATATTATGACTGGCAGAGAGGCATCCTGGCCAAAATTGCAGAAAATAATGATCTGCCTGTGAGCGGTGTGGTTGCTGCCTTCTGTGCTCTGACTCCCAACAACAGTGAAAAGAATACCTATATCGCCCTGATGACCTGCATAGAAATTGTCAAGGGTAGAATCCCATTCAATCAGGGTACATCAGCATTCCCTAGAAACAAGAGGAAAGCTATTGTGCTGCTCTGCGGTGATCCTGTTCATAGAGTTCTGTCAGGACTGAAGGTGGTTTCATTCTATCACAACACTATGAATCCTGATTCAAACAAGCACGTGACAGTTGATGGGCATATGATCAACCTGATCAAAAATGAGAGGCTGCGGCTGACCTTCACCAGAAAGCTGGACCCAAAAATATATCAAGAGTATTCGAATCATATCAGGGCAGCAGCAAAAGAATTTGGCATCCCAGCTCCAAGGTTGCAGTCGATATTGTGGATGACTTGGAAACGGCTGAACAAGATACTCTGGACACCTCAACATGAATTTGATTTTATGCACCCTAGTGAGGCAATGCAATGGAATATCCTAAATGGGAAGATATGAGCTATCCAATTGTCACACAGCACACGCACGCCTGTGTGTATTGTGGCAAGCGACAAATCTGTGAATATCCTCCAAAGCCTTGCCTGAGAGTTGGGCCAAGAGTCTGCAGAGATTGTATCGGGCTGGATAAAGATCACCCAAAGATGAAATTGTATCATGTAAGAAAGCCACCCCAGAAGGTGGAATTCATCAGTGGCGAGACTCTTGCGCAGGTGGCAGAGCGATGCCGCAATGATAAGCATCATGGTTGCTTTTGTGGTTGTCACATAGCAGAAATTGACGGCAATGATTGGACTCCAAAGGAGAGATGATATGGGATATCAATCAGGGAATGGTATGGATTCACCTTCAGCAGGCAAAGACAACAATGGTGAAGATATTGATTATTCATCAAGAACCCCAACAGAAAGAGCTAAAAAATAAAAGAAGAAAATTGAATTGGCTGTTCGGCATGTTGAGTGCAAGAAATATGATCCAAACAAACACAAGGATGCACCATTCATGACAGAGGTTGACAGAGGTGATAATTGTGTCACCCTGCGCTGTCTCAAGTGCAAGGATGAAATCACCATAGAGGGCAGGGTGGATCTGATTCATTGTGCCTGGATTGATTCATCGAGAATAACTGGCAAGAAGAAGATTGCTGTTGTTTGTGGCAATCGTGATGACTGGAACTATTGGCAACCAGAAAAAGGGGTTGGTGTCAAAAGAGACAACAACCGGATGATTCTTGACTGCCTTGAAACTACTTACTATGGGATTACAAGAGCACGGCAGGCTTGGGGAACAGAATTTGATTCTATGATGATTGTAGGTAAGCCTAGCAGTATCCTGATTGATGTTGTTCAGAGTAGGCTGCGATGAAATATATTGTGCTTGATGATGGGGAAAGGGAGTTGCCAATCATCTTTCCTGATGATATGAATCATATTGATATAGCAACAGCCATCACCAATCTGGATGAGTATAAGAGCTGCAGGCTGGTTGCTGGAGGGTTCATTCAGGTGGGGCCATCACTCTGCTCAGGGTCATCCAAGACTTTGGCAATCAACAGCAGGCCTGAAGACCAAGCACTGATAAATGGTTATGATTATTCACATGGCATCAAGGATTGCATTGATGATATTGATGTGATCTTGAAAGGCATTGATGATATTGATGTGATCTTGAAAGGCATTGATGATATTGATGTGATCTTGAAAGGCATAGAATTCAAGAGGCCAATATGAAGACTGTTGATGATTTGATTGATGCCTGGCACCATGGTCAGACAGATAAACCATTGCCTGAATACTTGGGGATGACAGAAGAGCAATATGCAGATTTCGTGGTCAATGGCCTTGGCTATCTGTACTGATATGAAGATCAACAATACTCTGTTGGACTTGATGATGATGAGGAATATTCACAGCGCTTGCATATGATGAGGCTGGTGTGCAGGAAATTTGAGATTGTCAAGCGCACACCAAAGGGTGTGTGGATAAAGTTGCCTATGTCGAACCAAAAATTCATACTGTTGAATGCTCACAGGCGCTTTGCCTGTCCAACCAAGATGGAGGCTATACAATCCTGCAGAGCCAGAAAGAATAAGTACAACCGGATTCTGCAGGGAAAGATTGACTATAATAATAGAGTGTTGATTGCCTGTGATCAGGAGTCATCTCGAATAACAAAGGAGCAGGAAGATGCTGACAGAAAAAGAAAAGCGGCTGAAGATCCTTCTCAACAATCTCAAGGTTCATCACCAAGCCTACAAGAGGATAGAGAGGCAGTTGAAAGAACTCAGATTGAAGATGGTGGATATCAGATCTGAGTTGGTGAACGATTATGGCTTGGACCTTCCTGAACTTCCTGAGTCTCCAAGGACATGAAAGGAGCAAATTTCATGAGCAAGAAAATAAGGGTGCTTGTGCCAAAGAATAAGAACAAATTGCCTGATTGGTATAAGAAGCTGGTCAAGGAAAATCGCGTGCCGTGGTATCAAAGATTGCACAGTCACTGGCGAGTGCTGGCCAGAAGGGTTCATATCGAATTCAAGAAAGAAGATTGCTGGATTGGCGTGTATTGGGAGCATGAGTGGATGACCTATAGAGGCAACCCAGACAAAAGAGAACGGTTGTTCACCAGTCTCTATATCTGCATCATTCCCTGTCTGCCAATCAAGATCACATTTCTGTAAAGGAGAGCAGATGGTGACATATAGGGTTCATTTGACATACTTCAAAAAGTCTGGCAAGTATTATTGCACAGGCGAATATACATCCAACAAGGAACAGCTATTTGAAATCTGGCAGGAAGTCAGGGACATGAAAGGCGAACACCCAGGATTGGTTGGGTTGCATACTGATGGGCCCATAATGGTTGATATCCCCAGTCACCCGCATTCCCACCCGCACTTGCTGATGCCGGCACCAGAAACAAGCAATATGAAAGTGATGTGGAATTTGTTGAATGATTCCAATGCTGCAACCATGAGCATGAAATTCTATAAGAAGGATGGTGATGAAAGGCCATACAGATACATGCTCTTGGCTGAAGGGGAAGATGAGGTGCAGGAAATCATCGAAGCAGTAAGAAGGGTTGAGAACAGCTGGGAAAGTGATCAGGCTGGGATCACCATCAGCACGAAAGAGTAATTGCTATGAACGAAAGAGCAGAAGCAGTGATGGCGGCAAAGCGGCAGTACAATCAGCAAGTGAAAGATTACATGAAGGAACTCAGCATTGCTGCCAAGAAGGCGAAAGCTGCAAGAAAGGCTGCAGATGCTGAAATCAAAAAGGCTATTGATGAGTTGATCAGAAGCATCAAGGCTGCGTATGGGATAAAGTGATGGCCATTGATGATCAGTTCAAAGAGGATTCATTTGATTTGATATTGAACACGCTGCGCAACATCGTGGAGTCAATTGATGACCTTGATGAGCTGTGGGACAAAGGCCAGCTGATCGGCAGCATGTTTGATGAACAGCAAGGGCTGTTGGAAGCTCGAATCAATGACAGGAAGAAACATGATAAGCAACAATCCAAAAACAATCGCAAGAATAAAAGAGCTGTTCTGGCAGATCAAGCCTGAGCACTATGAGATAAGCGGCTGCTGTATCATCTGGGCCATGGCAGTCATCAAAGCCTGTGTTGAACAAAATGAAAAGGTATTGATGCAGGCAGGAAGTTGCCAATGGCCAAGGATAACAAGAGAGCAGGATGATGGAGTGATGGCAACGCATTTTGGATATGTCTGGCAACCCAATCATCCAGCAACAGAATTGGCAATTGCTGAACACAGGATACCAGAGATGCACTGCTGGGTGGTGCTGCCAGAGAGAAGAGAATTGATTGATATGTCATCCAGCAGCTTTCCAGAGCAGTGCATGAAACTGATAGGAAAGGATTGGCCAGGAATCAAGCCACCTGATTATCTCTGGTGCAGCTTTGATAATCTGCCAAAGGATGTAATCTACAGGGCAGACAGGGAAGCAATAGATTTGGCCATCATTGTGGCAAGGAACATCCTTGAGCAGATATACATCAGCACCGGAATAAAAGAGCTGCAAAAGCAGAGAGCAAAAGAGGATCTCAGGGAAGGCATCAGAGAGATTAACCTGATCCCAGGAGTCTGATATGAATAAATTAAGCTGGAGGAAGGCTACCAGAGATGAAGCACGTGGATGGGGTTCATACATTGGTGGCTGGTGGCAAGATGAAGTCTATGTGTTAGCTGGTATTGATAAGTTGAAAGGAATTCGTTGCGCCAATGATCTAAAGTCTAGTGATCTTCCTAAAGTTCCTGATGGCTTTCCAAGACCATTTATGGCAAATTGCAAATGGTGGACACATCTACCAAATAAGGGATTGAAGGAGAGTCACCCTGAATGGTATGCAGAGCGGCTGGCATATTATTCAAGACCACCATTTGATGAATAGGAAGCTGATATGGCAGATATAATTGCAGGGATCATCGCTGCAGGATTGGCAATTGGTTTGCTGAGATATCTTGACAAACTTGATGGCGCTGATTGAAAGGAAATCAAATGATCAATGAGAACTATAAGCCCAGCATGAAGGCAGAGCTGCAGCCAAATGATGGAGTGATCAGAATAACAGCAGAGTATCTGGACAGCCTGCCAATATTCTCAGAGGCTGATCAAAACTATCTGCAAAACAATCTCGAAGGCATCTGCATTTGCCCAGGGATATATTGGTTGAAGGACACACCAAGAGTCAGAGAACTGCTGCAGTATAAAGGAGAAGAGAATGAAACAGCCGAAAGCAATCGACATGATCATCGAGATGCATCTGAATGTAAAGATAGTTGATGCTGATCACTGCCATCCTAGTTGTCCATTCTATAGGGTATCAGACTGGTGGTGCGATGTATTCCGAAAGCATCTGAAGGTAAAGAGAGATGAAAATGGTGATCACATTGAAAGATATAATGAGTGCAAAGATGCAACCGCTGATTGCCAGAATCACTAGAGGATGGGAGAGAAGAGAATGAAACGACCAAAAGCAATCAACATGGCAGTGAGGATACTGCTGCACGTAAAGATTGAAGATGATGATCATTGCCATCCCAGGTGTCTGCACTATAGTGCATCTGCTGATTATTGCAAGGCATTCAAAAAGATCTTGAGAGTGAAACAGGAAAGGAATGGATTGAGCATCAAAAGAACAAAAGAGTGCAGAGAGTCAGATCAATTCATCACAGATGAGGAACCGGCTGATGGAAAAGAATAGAATCAAATATGCCATCAGCAAAGATCCTGACAAGGGATTCACGAGTGGCCCATTCAGCAGTCTGAAAGAAGCATTAGAGGAATATGGGAGAGAAGGAGACTGCATATATGAAATGGACAGCAGACAGCATAAGGCAGTAGCGCGATGGGATAGGATTGGATGGGTTGAAGTGGAGTAATCCCCAGACAGGATAAATGTGTTGGTAAGTTGCTAATGATAAGTTGGTATACCAAAACCAATATTGTCAAATCATTATGGTGTTGCCAATAGGACAAGATGGAGCAATAATAATTGATGGTGGGGATAAAGGGAGTTGATATAGGGGTGAGAGGTTGGGAGAAAATGCACGCAAACCTTTACTGCACACGTGCTCGTAATCTCCCAACAAATAATTCAAGTTGAATGTCTTGACAGCTTCTCTGGCCTGTCCAACCAAAAAGAAAGAGGTGCAACGATGGTGAGAACAGAGAAGAGCAAACAGCTGGTCAAAAAATAATGTCCAAAAGAGTTGCTGGAGAGGCTATCCAGATATTCAATAGAGGTGAGTGATGGAACAAATCAGTTATGAAGAGAAGCTTAATATTGTTGACATGTTGGCAGTCCATTCAAAGATGGCAGCGATGACTTTGCCAAAGTCTGGCCAGTGCACGGTTGGTGAAGAGACTGCAATAATGGACACAGAATATTTCAGGCAGTTGGCTGAATATGATTGCTCATTACCAACAGGAACATTCATTGGCAAGAGATGGAAGCGCACTGTGTGCAGAACCAACAGAGTCGATCAATCATATTGGGTGATGGGCGAGTTTGTTTATATTGGCAGCACATCAGAAGTTGGAATCAAGTGGAGAAGGATTGAGGTGATTTAATGGCAAAGCCATTCAGGAAACCGCCACCAAAGCCACTCAAGGCTCAGATGGCAGCAGCAGCAAAACAACGGCTGAAGAATCTTGCCAAGGCCAGAGCTGTTCACAAGGCAAGCGGCAAGGGCAACAACTGCGGCAGATCACCCATTCAGAGGCAGCAGGATGACATCATATTATCAAGAATGATAGATGAGGGTGCATCCTATGATGCTATGGGAAAGGCTCTTGGCCTATCAACGGGTCACGCCCACAGGGAAGCAAAGCGCATACTGAATGCCCGATTAGAAGAGCAGGACAGCAACATAGAAGTACATCGCCAAAAGATGCTCAGTCACATTGATCACGTCTACAGAGAGGCCAACCAAGGCTGGCAAAGAAGTCAGGAAGACAAGCAGAGCATCGAGACAACAAAGCGGGTGGCTGACGCTATGGCCAAAGGCAACATCATCCCTACTGGACCAAATAAGGCAGGGAAGACAGCAAAGCTGGGACAGAAGAAATCAGAGGCAACCATTGTCAAGGTTGAAGGGCAGGTTGGTGATCCAAGGTTTCTGGCTGTCATGATAAAGTGCAAAGAGGTTGAAGCCAAACTGAGAGGATTGGAAGCACCTGCACAAGGCAAACCGGATGACATGTACAAAACCACAGAGGACACCAGAGCGCTTATCGAAAGCAGACTGCAATCCTTGTCCCACCCTGTCATGGTTGCCCAGCCACCAGATCCTGATGATGGACAGGAAGAAAAGAAAGAAACAATCAACTGATGCATGGATATAATATAGGATGAACATGGTGATTCTCCTGTATGGCTGGTGCACCTTATAGAAGGTGCTTCAATGTCTGATCTGCTGGCTGCTTTGGGCTTCCTTCACAGTCAGCAGTGTAAATTGACAGCCAGTTAAAAACTATGAACAAGGAGAAGCGTATGCTGAGGCAATTGAAGCGGTTGTTATTGATCACAACAGCAGTTGGGTTCGGTGTTATCGCATTTCTGCTGATTGTTGTCCTGGCCAGCCTGAAACTGATCAGGACTTTGCTGCCTGCCATATCAACATTCTTCCTGCTTTGGTCAATATACGAGTTGACAGAAAAGCATGAGATGTGTTGCTTGATATCCCTGGGATATGCGGCTGTGTTCCTTTTGCTTGCTGCTGATGCAAAGTTGGATGAGATCAAAGGTGGCAAGGACAATCTGTCTGATATGATTGAAAGGGTTGTTGGATGGTTTGACAACAGGACAAAGGAGAAGACTAATGACCAACACGCTGGACAGCCAGTATTACACGATGAGACACTGGCCAGAACGATTCAATAAGAAACAAAAGGCCATCATCTGGACATTCATCCTGATGAGAGGCATACTTTGGCGTGGTCCCTGGTGCATCACTGCCATGATTATAATCTTCCTGCTCTGCATCTGTACCTTCATGCTAACATTCCGATGGCAGGCTGCAGTTGATTGCTGGCAGAACAACCGATGATGCCCAGCGATTTGACCACACCAGAACAGCCAGAAGAGTACAACAACATTCTGGCCCAGTTCAAGTATGCAAAGAAGGGTGAAACAGTATATCTGACCACCAGGCAGATAATGATCCTTTCCAAACACACCCAACACAACGCTCAACAAGTCAATGTCACAAGGCTGCTGCTTGATATAGCAAACCAGACAGCATTTGGCCACCCGATAAAGGAGAGAAAATGAGAGCGCCAAAGAAGATGGATGTTGGCCAGACGATGCGCCACAAGATGGTGATGAAAGAGATTCAAGAGGAATATGAATCTGATGAATCCATCCACCAGGAAGCAAGAGAGAACAGCAGCGGCATAAGGTCATCCCAGATATCGGCGCTGGTGGCATACTTGATCAAAAAGGGTGTGATATGATCAGGCTTGAGATCTGGCTGCAGCCTTCCCGATGGAACCTGGCGCCAAGATATGATGACTGCAGCCGTGTGTATTCTGTCAGCTGGCTGATGTTCTGTGTTGAATGGTATTGGCCAGAAGGTGCTCCATGACAGAAGATGACAAGCTGAATGATGTGCTCAAAACAATCTATTGCACATGGTGCAAAAGGACTCCAAAGACAAAAGAAGAGTTGTTGTCATCATGGTTCATAAGCAGGATGGAAAAAGACAAGCACTTCTGCAGCGAGAATTGTGCCGCAAGAGAGTATGGCATCAATCTGCTATCCCAGCAAACCACAGTCAAGACTATCAAGAACAGAGATGGCAGCTTTGAGCACAAGGCTACATTCCAAGATCCTGTTGATGCCAGAATAACAGAGCAGGATCACCGGCTGTTGAAAGCTTACAATATCATTTGGCCAATAGATGGGTATAATATTCTCACAGGAGAAAAGGTGAGATGAATCCATATTATGAAGCTTTGATAGAGATTGCAATAGCACTGGTGATTGTTGGTGTCATGGCCATCAGTCTGAAGATCAGGGAAAGAAGAAAGCAGAAGGTTGTCCACCCTGCACCAGTGCAACATGTAAATTGCCGCTGCACTTTGCCAACAGAACATGATGTCTATAAAAAGAGTTGTCACTGTGGTGGCCAACGTGAGGGAAGACCATGCCGCTGAATTCAAAGGACAGGGAAGTGCTGAGACACATCGAGCATGATGGCCTGAGCAATGCAAGCAGTGAAGCAACTAGAATTGCTCAGCTGGCAGGAGTCATCAAGCATCTCAGCATGCAGGTCAACAATCTGGAAAAGAAGCTGGAGAGAATCAATGACAACAGAGCAAGTGCTTGCACTGGTAAGGAAGCTGAACAAATCGCTGGAGCTGCAAAAGAAGTATTATCGCGTCAGGCCTGAGTTTGAATTTGCTGCGGTGTTGTCCCAGTCAGAGGATGTCATCAACCTGGGCCCACTTCGAGTCACCAAATGTGTTGGTGGAACTGTTGAGAATGCTATCTGGCAGATCAATGATGAGTTGAATGAGTTCAAGGAAACCATTGATGTTGCCAGCGATGCGGTTGGGGCATTGATCAAGGGGTTGAACAAGGCCAAGAAGAAACCTGCGTTCATCCCAGTCAAAAAGGAGAAACCATGAGGAATTGGATAGCAAGATTCATAGCATCACACCTGCCCAAGCGGGTGGTGCATCAGGCTGCAATCAGGATATGGGCATTCGGCACCACAGGCCAATACTCCAATCAGGAAGTGCCAGCATTGACCGTTGTTGAAGCAGCTTCACGATGGGACAAGGAATACAAAACCACATAAGGACTTGACATGCTTCTTAGAGTAACAGCCAACCATTTCATTGCCGGCATCATAGTCAGACCTAAGAACAGAGGCAACAACTGCGCTCCAATTCTTTCATACATGTCAAGCTGGACAGTTGACAAGATCAAGGCATATTGCCTGCAGAAGGGTTGGAAGGTTGAGACCATACCAACAGGAGACTCCCATGGAAAAGGGAAACATCATAAAAAGTAATCCAATTGGTTCAAAGGATACACCAGGGCCAATTCAAATATATGTCATCTATGATCACCCAAAGGATTACCCTGATCACTATGTAGTCAGGAGATGGTATGTGATGAGAGATGATAACAGCCTGTATGCAGAAATCAGTCCAACCGCAGTCTGCACAACAAGAAAAGAGGCAAGGCTTGCCATCCCAGCAGGCTGTTACCCTGTTGATGCTCCTGCTGAATATGATCCTGTGATAATTGAAAGATGGATGAAGATATAAAATTATGATGCGAAATAGATTTGCGTTGTGTAACATCATATAGACTTCCCACGCTGGCCTGGACACCCAGCAAGGTGAATCTCCTTATCCGGCACCCCAGCTGCTTTTTGCGCAACTTAAAGCGGCTGGGGTGTTCGCATTTATAGAGGTGATTATGGGAAAAGAGCACAAGATTATACAGGAAGTGGAAGAAAACACACCTCCGATGGGCCTAGCAGAGAGAATCCGGCAATTAGAGGCCAGCTGGCCAGGGGATTTCAAGGTGTGGGAACAGGAAAACAGGCTGAAAAGGATCAGGACACAGGAAGTGGCAAATCAGATTGTGTTGGATTAGAGGTGAACATGAGAGAATGGACTGTTGTGATGCAGGAAAGTGGGAGCCCAGCAACCAAGCAACTTGTGATCAGAGAAGTCAAGGTGAATGCTGCAGGAAGTGATGGCGAGTATGAGGTGGAGAAGGATGGCAGCAAGTATCTGTATGAATCCAGGCCTGAGTATCCTTGGCTCATATTGAGCGATGCACTTGACACACTTGACTTGTTGGGGTTGATCTGATGGGAACCACGGTTGCAGATTTCAGCAGGGCACAGCAGATAGCTCAGTTGCCGGAATATGACAGGAACCTTGTGCTTGCAGGCTTGAGTAAAGAGCAGCTGTTGGCACTGCAGTATGATTGGCACTTCTGAGCAAGAGAGAAACAGAAATGGCCTTTGTTCCAATGGTCAACCTGGCTGCTGATGGCAGGCAGAGGATTTGGCAAGACTCGCACCGGCGCTGAGTGGGTGCGTGATCAGGTTGAGAAGCAGGGCAAGATGCGTCTTGCGTTGGTTGGGGCCACCGCTGCAGATGCCAGAGACATCATGGTTGAAGGTGAGTCTGGCATATTGGCCATATCACCTCCATGGTTCAAGCCGATATACAAGCCCAGCAAAAGAAGGTTGATTTGGCCCAACGGCGCAATAGCAACGGTGTACTCTTCAGAGAAGCCAGACAGGTTGCGTGGTCCATCACATGATGGTGCCTGGGCTGATGAGCTTGCGGCATGGAGAAACCCTGAAGCCTGGGACATGTTGCAGATGACGTTGCGCCTTGGTAAGGAGATGGCAAGAGTTTGTGTCACCACAACACCCAAGCCAGTGCCTCAGGTGAAAGATTTGATTCACAAGAATGGCGTAGTGATAACGCATGGCACCACCTATGAGAATCTGCTCAACCTGTCACCAAGATTCAGAGAAGAGGTGCTTGCCAAGTATGAAGGCACAAGGCTGGGAAGACAGGAAATCAATGCAGAGCTATTAGAGGATGCACCTGGCAGTCTTTGGAAAAGATGGCAGATTGAAAAGCATCGAGTCAAGCAGGCACCGGATTTGCGCAAGGTGGTTATTGCTGTTGATCCTGAAGCAACATCCACAGATCAGTCTGCAGAGACAGGAATCATTGGGTGCGGTGAAGGTGTTGATGGAGATGGTTACTGCATTGGTGATTTCACTATGCGCGGCACACCATTGGTATGGGGCAGACAGGTTTGTGCAGCGTATCACCGGCTGAAAGCCAACCATGTTGTTGCAGAGTCTAATCAGGGTGGAGAAATGGTTGAGTATGTTATCAAGTCAATTGATAAGTCCATCCCAGTAACCTTGGTGCATGCATCCAGAGGAAAGTTCACCAGAGCAGAGCCTATTGCTGCGCTGTCTGAACAGGGAAAGATCCATCATGTTGGCTATTATCCAGAGCTTGAAGACCAACAGTGCCAATGGACTCCTGGGGAAGACAGCCCAGATAGGATGGATGCATTTGTATGGGGATTCACAGAGTTGTTTGTAACAGGTGTGACAGGTGGAGCAAGAAAACTGAGAGGAATCTAATCAAAGGAGATTGTATGAGCTATATTGTGGATTCAAAATGCCGTGAATGCAACAAAGAAGATAGATGTGTCGATCTGGCTGTGCTGATGGGTGGCGTCTCTGGCATCCATGGTATCAATGGCTGGTCCACCAAGGCAAATCAATGTGTCACCAAAGGGCATTTGGGAGGTGGGACCATCACGCTGAATTGTATCAACTTCGAACCACAACCAGCAAAGCCAATTCCGCCGATGCCACCACCAAAGGTTGAAGCTGAATCTGTTTCTGCCGTGCCTCAAACTATGAACACAGCAGAAACAGCTTTCATGATATGAACAACGATTAACAAAACACCAATTTCTGCAGAAATGACCACTGGTTCTGATGGGCTAGTGGTCATTTCATTTTAGGCCAAAATAAGTGATCCAAATAATGAATGAATGATCTATACTCCAGACTTGGAGGCAATTATGGCAGATACAATCACAGCAGTAAAGAAAAGTGTTCAACAATCAGTGTCAGCAACCAATCCTGATTATGACATCGCATATCCAACATGGATTAAATGCAGAGATGTACTGCAAGGCGCAACCCAGATAAAAAACAAGGGCACAGAATACCTGCCACAACTTGATGGACAGGATGAAAAGGCATACACTGCCTACAAAGCCAGAGCTTGTTTCTATCCTGCAGTCAAGCGCACCATCAAGGGCATGAGTGGGATGGTATTCATGAAGGATCTTGCCATCAATGGCCTTCCTGAAAAGCTTGACTATCTAAAGGCAGATGCCACCTTCACCGGCAAGCCTCTGATTGGACTATCCAAGAACATATTTGATGAGACGATGGGAGTTGGGCGCACCGGCATCCTGGTTGACATGCCAGAGAAGGGTGCACCAGAACAAAGGCCATATCTCACCATGTATAAAGCAGAGCAGATCATCAATTGGCGTGAAGAGCGGCGCAACGGCAAGATGACCACTGTCATGGTGGTGCTCTATGAGCTGTATAATGAGGTTGATCCTGCTGACCCATATGTCATCGAGACATGCGAGCAATACAGGGTGCTTGAATTGGTGACAAGTGATGATGAAGGCAACAACTTTGCCACACCCAGGTATCGACACAGGGTGTATCGGGTGGAATTGGAAGATGACCCAGCCAACCCGAATGAGAAAAAGAAAGTCTATTGGCTGTATCAGGAATTCTGGCCAGTGCGCAATGGCACACCTCTTGATTTCATCCCATTTGTCACCATAGGCTCTGAATCAATCGGATGGGAAGTGCAGGCACCTCCAACAGAGGACATGGCAGATGTTGTCCTCAATCATTATCGCAACTCAGCAGATCTTGAGAATGGACGACACTGGTGCGGCATACCACAGCCGTATTTGTCTGGGTTTCCTGACAAGGCTGAATACAAGATTGGTGGCAATGAAATCTGGATCAGCAGTGATCCACAAGCCAAAGCTGGGATGATGGAGTTCACCGGCCAAGGCCTGCAGCCTCTGGAGAATGCACTGAAGGAAAAAGAAGAGAAGTTGGCCATATTGGGCATGCGCCTGCTGGAGTCACAGAAGAAAACAGCAGAGGTTGCAGAAACCCTGCGCATACGCATGCTGGCTGATGTGTCAACCTTGCAGTCTGTGGTTCGAACAATCAGCCAAGGAATGACGGTTGCTGTCAACTGGGCAATCTGGTGGGCATCGGCGCAGGGACAGGAAGCCATGGTGGTGCTGAACCTTGATTATGATGAATCTGTTCTGTCTGCCCAGGATTTGACTGCACTGGTTACATTATGGCAGTCTGATGGCATCAGCTACAAGACCTTGTACTTCAATCTGCAGAAGGGTGAGATCACCAGAGAAGATATTGATGCGGATCAGGAACTTGAGGACATTCAGACAGAGAAGGAAGAAGCAGACAAGCTCAACAGGGAATTGAACCCACAACTATATGATGAGGATGGCAACCCGATTGAAGCCAAACCACCGGCTGAAGGTGCTCCTGTTGATGAACCCAATCCAAAACCAACATCAGACAACACAGCCGATGATCAGGTTGCATAATGGAACTTTGGGAGAAGCTTCACCAGATTGCTGATGTAGCAAGACCAAAGCTGCAGCGTGAATTCCTGAGAACAGTCTACAGCACTCAGGATAAAGTCAACCTGTCTGTATTGCGCAAGGCCATATCCACAGGCGATATCTCCAAGGCATGGAAGGCCATGAACTGGGAGAAGGCAATGCAGGCAGAAATGACTCCCATGATTCAATCCCACCTGTTGAAGATCATTGCAGACTCAGGCCCAGCAGCACTAGGTGGAGTGCCAGACCTGCAGATGAGCTTTGATGTTCAGAATCCTGAAGTATATGATGCAATAAAGAAGGAAACAGGCAAGCTGATCACCCAGATCACAGAGCAGACAAGAAGAGGTGTGGTTGATGCAGTGACACAAGCCTTCCGAATGGGATTGGGCCCACCAGAAGGCCAAATATTTGATATCCTGAAGAATGCTGCCAACATCCAAGAGTCTTTGGGCTTGAATGCCAGGCAGATGGGGGCATTGAACAAGTATCGGATGGAGCTGGCCAAGAAGGGAATCACAGGCACATCATACACCAAGATGGTTGGTCAGTATCGCACCACTCTGCTCAAGCAAAGAGCAGTAATGATTGCTCGAACAGAGACAATACAGGCTGCGTGTGAAGGACAGCGGCTGGCCTGGGATCAGGCAATCAGTTCAGGAGAGCTTGACCCCAACAGATTCGAGGTTGAATGGATTGTCACCCCAGATGATATCACCTGCAAGCGCTGCATGTCTATGAAGGGACAGCGCAGGCCGATGCAGGGCATCTATATGATGGGTGATGCCAGAGGGACAAAAGGACCAACACTGCATCCGCATTGCCGATGTGGAGAGAAGATTGTCAAGAAACGTGGTGTGAAGGATGTTGTCATCAAATCCAAAAGGCCTGGGCAGGTCAAGCCACCTTCTGTTGTCATCCAGCCTTGGTTTGAAGCAACAGGCCACAGAGTATCTGAACAAAAAGCGCACATATAGAATTCCAGAATCCCAGCAGCTTAAAGTGGTGGCTATAATAGTTGTGGAGGTGAAAAGGGATGACAACAGATGGATACGAAAAGCCTGATGTGATTGCAATTGAATACCTGCCTGACACCTGCGCCATTGAGTGCTCTATCTGTGATAGAGAAATTTGTGATGTGCCATTCTTCTACAAAATTGATGATGCTACCCAAATCTGCAGTAATTGCAAAGAAAGAGAGCGGCTGCGAGAATGAAAAACCAAGATCAAATTGTGCCCATGTTCTATGGGGTTGTTGCTATCTGCACACGTGGAGCTGTTCTGACAGAAGTTCTCCAAGGAGTTGTTGACAACATAATGGGCTTCAACCTGGGTGGTGTTCGAATTCAATGGACCATCAGAACCACCCACAATCTGCCAATCCCAGATGCACAGAACCAAGCCACCAAGGATGCATTGCTGTTCCAGCCAAAATATGTCTGGTATGTTGAAGAGGATACTGTGCCACCTCCAGGCATATTGCTTGATATGATTCGGGTGGACAAGCCGGTTGTGGTTGCTGATTACAATCTTGAGCAGGGTGACACAGCTGTCAAGCTGAACAAGAAGGGAATTGTGGTGAATGCCGGAATGGGCTGTATGCTTGTCAAATCTCAGGTGCTTCTGAACATGAGCATCGAAGGCCCATGGTTTGATGACAAAACATGGATTCTTCAGGAAGATGGTGGCTTTGCTGCCTCAGATTTGAAGCTTGCAGGGAAACAGGACACTTCTTTTGTGAAACGGCTGCGCGATTACGGCATAATACCATGTGTCATTCCAACAGGGCAGCGTTGTAGGCATCTCAGGCTTGTAGGACTAGGGGAAAGAGGAAAGAATTGTGGCCTGCACCAGATAAAGGAGTTGTAAGGCACATGATATCCTTCAAAAT